AAATATGTGTTAGGATCAACACAACTATGCAGGAACCAATGGGAGCACATTCAAATCCATCATTACACACTCAGAATAGTACTGTTGACCTAACAGACCACCGTGATTTGGTGCTCAGTAGGGATGAGAGAGGATACCTTAAAGAAATGTTACACACCTACAGACATATGTTTGCAGAGGTGATGACAGCACAGAAATTCAATACTTGCTCTGATATGGTTAAGAGACAGCAGTTCCACGAGTTGCAAAAGAATCTAGGTAGTGGTATACTTGAGAAGATCCGTAATGTTGAACGTTGAGAGACACAGTATTATTTGGTGATTGTAGAGATACACTCAGCACACTCAAAGCACAAATAACAACTGGTATTGCTGAGAGACCACGTATGTGTGTCACTTCTCCACCTTACTATGGCCTAAGAGACTATGGTGGTGAAGAGAATCAAATTGGTATGGAGCAGTCACCTGAAGAATTCGTACAAGAATTAGTATCTGTATTCAGTAAGGTACGTGATGTACTGACTGATGATGGTACACTATGGTTAAACATAGGTGATAGCTACTATAACTATCGTAGTGATGGTAATTACCCACAGCAATCAGTATCTAAGACTAGACAGGATTTACCACAGAGCACACCAGTAAGAGGTAATAAACTCAAAGGATATAAGAGTAAAGATCTAATTGGTATACCTTGGATGCTTGCATTTGCATTACGTGCTGATGGATGGTATCTAAGGCAGGATATTATATGGCATAAACCAAATCCAATGCCTGAGTCAGTCAAGGATAGGTGTACCAAGTCACACGAGTACATATTTCTCTTGAGTAAGAGTCAAAAGTATTATTATGACAATGAAGCAATTAAAGAACCAGCGAAAGATTGGGGTACTAGAGATAGGTCTAAAGGTAAGTATCATAATCCTGGCACTGGTTTATCCCCTCACTCTGGGTTAGAGAAATCATATGAGAAGAAGAATAAGCGATCTGTTTGGTCTGTAACAAAGAAACCATACAAGGGTGCTCACTTCGCTACGTATCCACCTGAGTTGATCCGTCCTTGTATTCTAGCAGGTTCAGAGCGTGGTGACATTGTACTTGATCCATTTCTAGGAAGTGGCACAACAGCGATGGTAGCCAAGGATCTAGGTCGTTCGTACATAGGGTGTGAGTTGAACGAGGACTATGCCAGTTTACAAAGTGCACGTATTTCCACCATTCCCAACAAACTACCCTTATAATAGTATCACGTTCGCAAGTTTCGCACTTGACCACATCCTCAACTCGTCGTCGTACACGCAAGGCACCTGCTAAGAAGGCAGCACCAGCAGCATCTAAAGCAGTGTTAAATACTACACCAGTAGTAGAGGCACCTAAAGTGACCGAGACACCTAAAGTAAAACCACCAGCAGACATCACAAAATTACGTGGGTTTGACTTCGTGGTATTACCTCTGATATTCCTTGAGGCATTTATAGTGAACATTGTACAGAATGCTGGATTCAAAGTTCCAGACCGAGTAGCAGTTCAATAAGTGTCACAACACCCCCTTCACAGGGGGTTTTTTATTGCTATAATGAATCTATTAATGAGGTATCAATGGAATTTCCTAAGGTCACAAGATACACAAGAGCACCAAGAGAAGGCAAGTATGTCATTTGTCCTCATTGTGAGGGTGCTATGAGAGTATTCAACTTCTCATTCTCTGCACTAGGTTGTATGTACTGTAACAGGATGGTTAATAAGTATGATTTAACTTGTGCCCCTGTGTTACAATGATTGTACCAATATTATTCTGGTCGTACGTTGCATTTGCAGCGTCTGTAGCTATCTACCTTAAAGTAACTGAATGAACTTTGAACGCTACGACATCTTTCCAACACCAGTATTTGAATTAGATGTGCCATCTGACTTATATGCTCAGTTGTTATCCCTCTGCAATGTTGTAGACTGGGATACTGCTGAGACATATGCAGGTGGTTCTTCTAGTTGCAATGTACTAAACTTTCCACAACAAGATGGTATACTATCATACTCTGACTTCACACCATTTCGTAAGTGGGCAGAGGACAGGCTAGAAGACATTAGTAATGGTATACCAGGTAATTACAGCAGTAATGTTAAGATAAATGCTGCTTGGATTAACAGATATAAGAAGGGTGACTATAATAGAGCACACAACCATCCGTGGTCATTGTACAGTGGTGTTGTGTTCCTGACAGGGAACTCAGGTAATATGGTATTCATAAAACCTAACCCATACAATGAAGAGGTCTTAAAGATCAGTAATGTGCACGATACTGTACCATTTCAGTCACAAGGTGGTAAAATGGTCGTGTTTCCCTCGACTCTCAAGCACTTTGTGACTGAGAATCAGAATGAAACAATTCGTTATACTCTAGCATTTAATGCTATGCCTGACAAGGTGGATGATGGACACACTGTCCAGTTTAAAAACTGTCACACAGATGGTTGAGTCGGTACCGATAAGGACTATAATAGGTACATAACACACACAGGAGTTTAAATGAGTCTTGAATCTGTATCTGCATCTCACGAGATCACAGTTGATGAGTTCGTCTCTGGTAAGGTTACTCCATTGAGTATGGAAGACAGAGTGTACGAATGGACTCAGAAACTCGTTGAGTGCTTACAAGCAAATTATGATGGTCAATCATCATCCTTAACTACTAAGTTTGAGATCCGTAGAGGACGTAAGTTCCTTAAGATCGTGATGATTAACAATCAAGAGTCTGTTCACGCATTTATTGACAAGAAGACTGGTGAGGTATACAAACCAGCATCTTGGAACAAAGCAGCACAGCACGTTAGATATGATCTACGCATCATTAACTCACGTATGGAGTGTTATGCACGTGCTGACTGGGCAGGTGGCTATCTTTATATGAGGTAACCACCTATGCACGCTCTAATTGTCCTTTTTTCGTGCATTTTAATTTGCACGATCGTCCTAATCTACACTCTCTACAAATGGAATCCTCATTAAATCAGTTAATTTCCGACCTTTCATACAGTATAGATACACTTGGTATGAAAGACGAGCATATGGAAGAGTTCTTCTCCATATGTGACAAGTATCAGACAACTCCAGAGTATTTTGCAGAGGAGTTTATGTGTTTGTCGATAAGTAATGATCAAGGTGCTGTACACGATGATGACTACTTAGAACTCGATGCGTTCAACGCATACCACGGCATTTACTTCGAGGAAGTTGAATGAAGTTTCGCATAGGGGATCACGTGAAGTGTGGTGATGATGAAGGATTCATCACATTTGTGGGTGACCCCTATTTTACTCTCTGTGTACGTCAGTGGGATGACCCTGGCAAAATGCACGGATATTCACAATGTAATGTACTAATCTATCGTAATGACTGGCCTAAATGTACCATCACGAGGAGAGTTGATACACCTCCAACTACAAGCGATGTTGAGGGAGCATAGTTTCCCTGCTAATGAACTGTTTTACCTTGGAGAAGAAACAGTTGAAGGTATCAAAGACCATTACTATCTCATAGGAGGACTACACACTGTACCTGCTAGACTGATAGAAGACCTAGAAGGGATTGAGACAGATGACTAAGTACACACCACAAGAAGCACGCAAGAAGTATGAGGAATGCTTCAAAGGATTGTATGATGTGTGTATAGATCAGGGGTGGGGTGACCCATTCTCTTATGCTAGGTCACGTGAAATACATATGGCTATTGCACTAGATCACGATGTGGCAGACACATATAGTGGTGCAGATGCATATGATAAGGGTGAACCAGTAGAATACAAGTCAACAATAGGTAAAGACATCAACGCTACGTACAATGGTATCAGTGTTAAGGATACGTGGGAGGAGCAAGATCAGTATTTAAGAGAAGAAAAGCTCTTGAAATATGATGATCATTACTATGCACGCTATGAACACGGAGATATAGTAGAGTTGTGGCACCTTAAAGGTCAACAAGTATACGATTATCTACGTCCTAGACTGGAACAGAAGTATGATAGACTCAAGAAGAGAGCTAAGCAACCCGCAGATCCCCGCTTAGGTGATAATATATGTGCATCATACATCAGAAAGTGCGGAAAAGCGATCAAGTGAACCACATTACAAACTGTCACAAGCCCCCCTTTACAGGGGGTTTTTTAATGCTATACTACTAGAGTAGTCAAGGGAATTCAACCCAATGCAAATTCGTAACTCTTCTGGTCAGCAAGCAGATTATTATCCTGTACGCTTACCTTTTGGTGAGGTATCATACCGTTACTTGCTAGAGGTTCTATCTCTTAATGGACGGACGGTGAACAAAAGGTTCATCAACACTAACGAGTTGGACAGTGAAGTTCAAGAGCGAGTCAACTACGGTTGGGACGTGACTGATTTCAACACTATTCCTCAGTTAGGAAATCCTGTTCTAGGGGCTGCATAGCCCCAAAATACTGTATATACTTACAGTAGTTGTACAAAATTCAGTGAAACTTCTTAAAGTGCTGCTTAATCAATCCGAAATCGCTGTTCTTACCGATGCCTTACAACACCTCAGCTCAAGCCAACAATTCACCTCAGAAAAACACAGTGGAGTCAAATGTGGTGATCTCTACTCCAAACTTGAGAGAGCTGCCCACCGTCTTAACGATGGATGGTGCGACTCAGAGATATGAACATCTACGTCAAGTAGTTGAAGAATATCTCAGTGGTGGATCATCTGATGTTGAATCGGATGTTAAGCACGCACTTTATGAACTTCAGGATTTTCACAAGACACAATTACATCGTGTCGATGATCTAATTGGACGTTTGCATCAACAACAACATACTTACGAGTATCCTGTTCGTGATGTAGGCAGTAGTCAAGAAGATTGGGAGGATTTCTGGGTAAATGATTATCCAGAAGTTGAACCGCTTGAACATACTAGTGAGGGGTGCTAATGGCATCAAAGAAGAAGAAATGGGAAGTCAATGTACTAGCTAAGATTGACCATAAATTACAATGGAGTAAGTTTGAACATAGTTGTGTGGATCCTGCTACCGCAGTTAAATCAGCATACTCAAAGTATCCAGACTTAACAACCATTTTAATTAACCTATCAACTGAACCATTTACAGGATGAAAGATCAGCGAACCCTAGACGATTCACCCACATCATATGAGAAGTGGGATCGTGCTAAATCAATAGTACTTGAATCATTACACAAACCTGACCCTGCATTACGCTCTTGTGCACATAATCAACAATGTTATGATGATGTGCTGCAAATACGAGAGCAAGTAATAGAGTTAGTCAGTCGAATGATTAATCCAAGGAAGTTTATAGAGGACTAGAAATAGTCCTCTTTTTAATGGTTATTCCCTCTTAAAGAATTGCACAATCTGTTCACTAGGTGCAATACATTCTACTTCATCACGTCCTTGTGTCTCTGCATCAATACGTGGTAGTCTACTAGCCCACGTTGTAGCAATATACTTCTTACATCCTAGTGGTGGATTACCACGGTGCATATGTGTGTAGGATGCTGGAAATATAATTGTAGTGCCCTTCTTTGGTGCAATTCTAATACCTTGATACAAGAACTCAGTTTCACCACCAGCAGGTACATCATTTAAGTATGTAATGAATACAAACTCACGTAGACCAACAAAGAAACCACTATTATCATAGTGCCATCCGTGAAATCCCTCGGCTGGATTTGTCATCTGTACCTTAGCAGCACTCATCCAGAAATCATTTGCACCTAACTGACTAAACTCTTCAATATAATACTGTGATGCAAGTTTAGACCAACCAGTCAACATAGTATTGCGTAGGTTGGGTGATGTACCCTCAGTAAGAAAGAAGAAGAAGTCTTTACGATTAAATTCACCAGGACCACCACCTTGAGCAGCCATCTCAGGTGTCTTTTCATTTGCATCCTTACGCTCCTTGAGATTATTAGCATAACCCATTAACATATCACAGAAGTTATCAGGTGCGTGATTAGGATACTCACGAATGAATGTTTCAATTCCACCTTCAGTGAAATGTTTAATCACCTCACGTCGTTGACCTCGTTCATTAGGATCACAGAACTCACGAATCTCCTGCTTGTTAGCACGGTTCTTCATTACATTGGGATCTAATTGCTTGTCAATGTCCATCTTGTACTCCTCCCATAAAAATAAACTCCTTGGCTGCAGTGTGTGATTTGAACTCCTTTATTATACCACTATCTGTACGAACATACCACTTACCACGTCGCTCTGTTATTAAATGAGCAAACATAGCATTCTCGTAGTCCTCTAGTGACACATTGTCACAGTTTTTACATCCCATTGTACTGTAGTTTAATATTACCTGATATTGTTGTACCTTCATTGCCATTGTTCACGTGATGTGCAATGAATGAAGGGAACACGACCATAGAACCAGCACTCAACTGTATGTTGTGGATGCAGGGCATAGATTTACTTACACCCATATGATTCTGTATTAATAGCCACGCTGGATTATATAACACAGTTTTACTATCAACTGTCTCATATATTATGAATGACCATTGTGACTGTGCGTGGATATGATAGCCCTGATAATCAGTAGCTACGTATCTATTACGCCAGATGTCAGTGAATTGAAAATTGATGTAAGGATCATACTCCAATAGAAATGGAGAGATAATACTATACAAATAATTGTAGGTGGACTCGTGACACTGTTGTTTGCCATAAGTCCAGTTCACTTCACCATTATAATACTCATCACCATCACCAAGAGAGACCTGATTCAGATCCACCTCAGTCTCTAGTATGGGTATTGAAAATAAATGTGATACTGACATAGAATACAGTATAGCATTAAAAAACCCCTCTGTCGAGGGGTTCTGTGGGCGGTATGTTAACTGGACTATGCTTATTGTAGTAACCGACTGCAACGTCTTGCAGTATACTTATCATCACCAGCATCAATTATACACTCGTAGTAGTTGTTGAGGTAATTGTCCACTTCGTAGACAGACTCAGTTGATTCTTTCCAATCTGCTAATTGATTACTGCTGATGACGTTGTGATTTAACATAAATGTTTAACCTCTAATGGAATGATCCTCATAACAAGGAAGTTTGGGTTCATTTGACCTCGCTCATTCTACTACTATTTATGTCCTGGATCCCTGTTACAGACAATATTCTTAACCATCTGTAAACGAGTATTTATACCGAGGTTTACACATCACCACCCGTATGGTATAATAACTTATCGTCTCAAATATTATGACATCTAATGACCACCAGATAAAGACTCAGTGGTATTATTGGTTTTGGGCTGTGTGTGCGGTTGCGGTCGTCGGCGGTCAGGTCTATGTTGGTAGTGGCTACCGTCATATGGCACAAGAACTAATGAACACATTCCAAACATCTTGCCAACGCACTGGTCCTAAACTAATGCCAGTACAACGCCCATAAATCATTACACACCTTTGGTATAAAACAATGAAAGAAACTGAATCATACGAACAGTTGCTACAACGTTTCACGAAGAGAGTGACACAACTGGAAATGAGACAAGTTGAACTGGAAGATGCACATCTTGAGTATGTGAAACTAGACAGAGAACTTGATCGCCTTGAAGGGAGTATACAAGCAGTTGAGTATCTTGCCTTTGGTAAAATGCCTGGTGATGGTAACCACGATGGATTTAAGAACCATAAACCAAAACCCCAACAGTTAAATGATCTTGGATCACTAGACTGATGTTACCCATACCAGTATTTGAATTAGTAACACTCATCCTAGCATTGTTGTGGTTATGGACACTGCTAGGTATACTACCAACCAAAAACATTGTATCATTTAAAGAGAAGGATGATGATGAATGAACAAACTAAACTGTACTTTGCAATGGAACATATACTTCACCTAGGTGATTTGTTCGAGGGTAATGAGTACCAACAGTACTTAGAGGGACATCTTGCTTCAATCAGGTATGAGGTAGAGAGACAGACCAAATTGGTAGAAGATAGGAAGGGCATCCGCACGTAGCTCTAACTGGTATCACTAATACTTTTCCACAGGGTTGTGGAAAACTTGTGGATAAACTGTGGAAAACTACGTGATTTAATAAATGTTAAATAAACCATAGTAGGGTGTTCTATACCTTGGTTAAGGTTGAGGGATTTGGGGGTCTTAGCCCGCAGTCTAGCATTTGTCAACCAAAAACCTCAGAAACTTCAAAAAGTGTAATAATTCGGAAATTACGAAACTCAAAAAGTTAAAAAGTTGACTTTTTAAGAATAATAAGTTATAATAGAATTAAATAATTACTAAAATGCCCGAATTAACCAGTTTAGTAGGTTACTCAGAAGTTCCATCCTCTGCAATTGAGTATTTGGAGTTAGATTTTGACCATAATTATGTTAAAATTACATACAAATCTAACCTAAATGTCCAATATTCTTACAAATGTGAAGATTTAGAGGAATTTCAATCATCATTTATGGAACTCAGTGGTAGATTAGAGGCTGAGCAAGACAGAAATGAAGAGGAGGAGCTGGTAGAAGATGTAAGTACCACTATAGAGAGGGAAGATGCATCTATTGGTAAGTTTATTAACGAACGTATCCAGTCTGGTAATCTGAAGGTTGAATCTAGACTAGAGCAAAACGAGCATATGCTCAATAGGGGTTGGGACGCTTTCCAAGGTAGCACAATGCCCGAAGGTGCCGTGGTCCTGGGTGAGGATGATATCAATTTTTCACAGCCAGTGGAAACCAGTTCACAAAGTGGCACAAACACGTTCGACATCGATGCTGGAGGGACTATAATAGAAGAGTCAACACCACCAGACCTACCAATTCCATATGAGAAAGATTGATGCTCAACTCCTATCTGCAATCCAGTACGGCACATCATTTGCCAAGGGTAACAGATCAGTAACACACACTGACGACGGAGTAGAGGTAAGATTCCACGGGCACCACATCGCAACAATTGCAAGTGGCAGGTCCAACGTTTCAATCAACAACTGTGGGTACTGGACCAACACCACTAAGCAAATCTTAAATGAGATCTTACGTGATGTGCTTGGCTACGGTTTATTCCAAAGGCAGTTTGATTGGTTCGTGAGCACACCCCAGGGAGATGTTGAGTACTTAGGCAACTGGCAAGAGTTCGCCTAAATATTATCAGCATTGGTTTCTTTTATATGTCAGGTCTAAGGAATTTCATCAGTATACCACACATCGAGGTGGCACCTACTGAATCTAAACGTTTTAGAATTACCTTAGACCTGACATTGGAAGACGACCCAACCCTGTGGGATTGGGAAGACTTACTAGAAATTGAAAATCCTGAAAAGGTAAATTCTGTCTTTTTTGAGGATTTAAGTTAAATCATTTTCTAATAAGTCTTTCAATTAAATACTTTTATTTAATAGGGTTTGCTGTAGAGTTCTCAAACATTCAATGACTCACACTAAAAAAGACTTAGTTAAGAAATTGGTAGCTACCAGGATGGCTAAACTAGTAGAGAGTACACCTGGAATAGACTATCAAAAGGTATTAGATAATCTATACAATGAGTTTGGAAGTAAGACAGTAGAGGATATAGTATTATACTACAACACCACAGCCCCATCGGGGAGTGAGAAGGTGACAGTTGAACAAGTGTCTGATTTGATCTGACATTGGTATTGGATTTGCTATAATGGATATGTCCACAAAGGAGAATCTATGCCAAATTGGTGTCAAAACAGAGTTTCTTTCTATTCTGAGGATACATCAGCATTAGAGAAACTACTCAATATATTTCAATCTGACGAACCATTCAACTCAATAGTTCCGTCACCCGATTGGAAGACTACACCAAATGACAAAGGTGAACTCCCAGTATTAAGAGAGATGAAATCTCCTAAGACTGGCGAAGTATTTTATCGCACTTATGACTTTCCAGATGGTACGAATGATGATCGTTGGTACGATTGGAATATCCAGAACTGGGGTACTAAGTGGGAAGTGGGTGCAGTAGAATGTGATCATTGGGACGGCAACTCATTTGAATGTGAGTTTGAAACTGCGTGGTCACCACCCGAAGGAATATTCTACGCATTGCGTCAACTATTTCCTGATGTTGATGTCACGTGGTTCTATGACGAACCTGGAATGATGGTTGCTGGATACCTAGGACAATGAAATCATTTCTAATCGAGTGTGCCGAGATTAACTACTTCACAATAGAAGTAGATGCTGAGTCCGAGGATCAGGCAATCGAGAAGGCACGTGCAGACATTAATTCATTTGATGTCATAGACGAGTACGTCTCCGAGTGGGATGTTAACACGATCCGAGAGTTAGATGCTGGTGGATGTGCCATTGGCTAAACTGTCACCCACCCCCTACTCAGGGGGTTTTTTATTGTTATAATGAATATGTGGAGACGCAAGGCAGGGGTGAGCAACAATTCAGATGATCTTTGATCACGCTGTGGACAACTGCTCTTTATGTTTGGAGACCTCTTGTACTGCTGATGAGCACTTCATCTGAAAAGACAGTTTTGAAGACTCCACACCAATATTCTTTCAAGGTAATCTATGTCATTTTTCAAGCACGTTCAACTTCACGAGTACGATATCACCGACAAGGGAATCAGTCAAGCGTGCTACGATGAGATGAAGCGTGACGGGTACATCCTACCAGAGGATGAACTCAGAGTCCTAGCAGATTACAAGCGTGAGCAGTTCAAAGAGTATATGCGTCCACTGTTCGCATAAATTCAGGCTGCCAACCAGTTCAAGAACTGGCACACACTGACCCCATTCTGACGGATGGGGTCTTATAATTTGTATATGACACACAGAAATCTACCACTCACCGAGGCAACTGAAACCGCATTGGTTGACGCACTCGTAATGCTCCGTGACCTCGGTTGCCCTGATCACATTGATGAAGAGGCATTCGACGAACTCTGTGACAGAGTTTTTGAACCATCACCCTTTGATTACAACTGATGTACGGCGATCTCTATCCTCAGCATTTCTATGCTTCATTCATCAGAGCGAACGGGTACGATCTCAAGACAGATAAACCCAAACCCGAACCAGTTAAGGAAGTGCCACAATGGTACTTGAAAAGACACCCTGATTCGAGTTATGATGATTACATCAACGAACTTCACGAGTATTTAAACGGACTATGAGCGTATTACACCACGAAGACATTTTAGAGGATTGCTACTGTGAGATCCTCGAAGAGTTTAGAACTGATCTACTCTTTATGTCTCAAGAACAGATAGACAAAATGGTCTATCAAAGATTCGAGGATAAGTGCCAGTGAGCACTATCCTCTTTTTTATTCACTTCTTTACTGTTATTATGCCCGAAGCGAACGACTGCACATTTGATGCACTAGTCGAGAACTATACAGACATCGTTCTTGATCGGATGGACAACAAAGATCTAGAACAATATGTCTGGGATAGTCTAACAGACTACTATGAGAAAATGACTGAGCACGAACTCATAGAACATATAAATGAAATGGAAGACCCAGAAACCGCAGATGATATTATAGGGTCTTGTTATGGTACGAATCCACCCGACTGTTTCATTGTAGGACGGGATGACGTACCCAAAGTGACAGCTAGTGCCAGTCCACAAACTGACTACTCACGCATCCCATCACGCTATTGAGTGGTTATAATAAAAGAGTAAAGCAAACAACTCTTTTATGATCCGACTTGAACTGATGATGGGACTGGACATCCCCGATGCTGGTACAGTCACTGACGCAATGTTTGATGATTTTATCCGCACCGAGATTGCACCACATCTTGACTATGCAACCATTATTGACGGTGTTGGTCTTTGGAAAGGCACCCGTGAAGATTGCAAAATCCTCGTTATAATGGCAGCAGAGTCTGACCAATCAAATCTTGAATCAGTTCTTAGATCAATCGGCAAGGCATATGCTAAGGCATTCCGTCAAGACTCGGTTGGTTTAGTTTGCACACCCAATGTTCCTATGGAGTTAATTAAGTGAACGAATTCGACACAAACGCAGTTGATGATTTGATCCGAGACTCTCTCGGATCAGATGAGAATCTTGAAATCTATCTTGCCGACGTGCCAGAAGATGAAAAGGTAATTGCTCAACTTATGAAAGAGGTTCTGTGAATGATCCGAATCGCAAACCTCTTTCTAAAACCATTCAATCGCAAACTCGTTCTATTTCATCACAAATGACTCAAGAGACTTACGACCTACTTTGCAATGATCCTTACATCAAGTATTATTTCACAGTAGAGACCAATCACACAACAGCTAAGACAGTTTAAGAACTGTCACTATACACCCCCATTCTTATGAGTGGGGGTTTATAATTTAAGTATGAACAAAAACATCTTCATCACAAACGAAGCAGCACGCAAAGACCCCGTTGTCGTTGCTGCTATGAAATCCATCCTACGTCAGATGGAAATCGAAACAATGAGGGATGCAACTGTGCAACCCCACACCCGTGAAGTCTCACCCGTCAATTTCTTACAAGATGTGATGGACGACCTCGGAGATCCAGTTCTAAGAAATCGTGAGCGTGATGAGTATTACGCTAACGGTTGGGCAGATTCTCACAACGGAGTTTGGCAATGAGAATCGTATTAGTCCTCGGAGTATTAGCATTTGGTGCCGTCATTGGCACCAACCTAATCAATTCAGTTGATCAGATCCAACAAGACAAGATGGATCAGATTTGTCAAATCGACCCTAGCTATTGCCAATGACTTTTAAAGACAAGCGTTGGGGATCTTATAAGAAGTGGGAGGACCACTCTTACATCTATTTTGATAAGATCGCCAGAGGTCTGATGATATTCAGACCCAAACCCGAACCAGTCCTACTATCCAAACTACCAATCATTGCTTATGAACACTTCAATTAGATTCTGGACACCCCAAGACCAGAAGTGCAGGTATATGAGTTTCTCAACCTATGCACTCGCCGTCCAAATGATTGAGGAGTTTATCAAGATCGGAGTCAAGGCAGAGATCAAACTCTACTAAGGACAGCACCCCTCTAGGACAGTTAACCTAGGGGGGATTTTTATATGAGAATTCGGCAATGCTAATCTATAACGAACCGATCTAGCGAGATAAATATTTTTTTGAGAAAAAATTTCTCTTCTTAGAAAATTTTCTATTATGGCTAACAAGAAACCTTTTTGGACTGTATCCCGTGTACACGAGGGTAGCAAATTATCTTCGGGTGTGATATACTGGAGAAAAGACAGTATCTGGACAAGCACCGTCGAGGACGCTCATAAGTTCCGTTCCACGTCTACTGCTGAGAAAGAACTCGATAACCTTAAACTAAGTAACCCTGATGCCAGAGTCGAAAAAATCACCCCAAGAGGATAATACCAAATGGATGGAGAGTGTAGTCAATGAAACTGTAATTCGCTCAGACAATAAGATCCTCGAAGATAAGATCGATAAGTTACAGAAGGAAGTGGATGCACTCAAAGCAAGACCTATTGCAAAGATTATGTACCGCCCACCAGGACATACGAAGCACTTACAACTTGCTGAGTACTTAGATGACCTTGAAAATAGGTTAAATACAATAGAGCTAAGAATAGAACTTGACGTGTAATTTTCAAGCAGGTTTATCCATTACTAGTCCATATGGTAGTAACTTTACCTATGATGCGACTGGACAGGATCCTGATGACAATTTGTTGGGAGGTAATGATGATGAGAATTATTTTGAATATATCTTTACGTTAAACACTGTCACTTGTGGTGATGATGGTAGTTGTGATACGATGACACCATCTAGTATAAGGGTTACTGGTACCGAGCAATATTTTACGTTATGGATATGCGATAGCACGACTAGTCGTATATCAGTGCGAAACAGCAGTGGGCAGTTTAAGGTAGGTGAGACGATCACAGCACCTAATGGTGCTACTGGCACTGTAAAGGAATGGCACAACTTCCGAGAGGTTAATGGTTTAGATATTATAGAGTTAGACAATCCCTCTGGTAACTTTCCAGGTGAGACTGTAACAGGGTCTGAATCGGGCGTGACCGCCGACTGTGTTGCAGGATGGTTCGATAGTCCTGGTAGTACTTTAGTCGGAGGGGTAACGGTAACTACAGAACCTGTTGTAGCTACGTTATCTGGGTTCTATGCCTACCCGAAGAAGGTTTCCTATACGAAATACCTAAGTCCGAAGTGTGATACCCTTGTGGACGTGTGCGGACCGATTGCCGAGACGCACGACGAGACAAAGGGATGGATGGAGATGTTTGAAGATGGTCCTGATACCTGTGACTTCAAACAAATTAATAAACAGAATAGAGAACTACTACAGGATGAATGGGGAAAAACCACTACTGCTTGTAGTAGAGAGAGCACGTGGCCGATTAATGCTGATACAGGTATATACGTTGCAGTACCATTACTAGGAGAAGATGAGAATGGTAAACCCTTAGGAATGCAAGAGTATATTCATCCTGGTTTACAGGAGACTATGCAGAAGAGTCTAGACAATTATAATAAGCAAATGTTGAGTATGTGTGATAGTGGGGGTGTCACAGATATGCAGCAGTGGGTACAACTAGAACAATCACTTACAGATCCAGTAAACCTAGAGTTCCAAGCAGATTATATCATCGATGGTGCCCAACAAACCTATGTTAACCAGATGGATGCTAACCTGAACAATACTTCAGGTAATAGTGCTGAGTTCTGGAGGGAGGTAAGGACATATAACTGCGAATTTAATGATCTAGTTGATGGGGCTATAGCAGCAGAGGAGCACGCTATGGCAATAGAGGCGAATCAACAGACGATAGTACCTCAAAACTGGTATACAGAGAAGATGCAAGAGTGGTCTACCTCTTCTTTTAGGGGTGTACCCTCTGCTGGACCTAGAATTAAGTGGAATATCTTTGAATATATCCCTCATCAGATGGGAAGACAGGAATTTCCTTACACTATAGTGGGTGGATGGTACTGTTCTGACCTATTAGGTACTAATGTAGGTACTACAGATACCTTTACATACAATATTAACTTAGAAATCAACTCAAATTGGTCTACTTATAGGGATTTACTAGCAGAAGCAGTGGAAAGACAAGGTAATCCTTATGATGATGTCCTTATTGCACAGATAAAAGCGTTTGTTGACCCCTCTCATAGTACTATTACACTGTTCGATTACGATATTGCGAACTTCCCTGAGTATGGATACCTAGAATTGAACAACTATGAGTATGCTGGACAAGGAATAAGTGCCATTACAGCACTAGATCCTGGTTTAGGGTATATGAATACACCTACTGTTACCTTTAGTGACCCTGATTTACCTGGTGGTACAGTAGCTACAGCAGAGGCAGTGGTGACAGGAGGACGTATATACGGTTATAAGCTCCTTAATGGAGGTAGTGGTTACATACAAAGCCCAACGATTAGTATCTCTGCACCCAATCCTGACCTCAGTGCGGTAGCTGATGTGGTTACAGGGAGCAGTTATATGATCAATATCGATATGGAAGCGTACCCATTACTCTTTATGGGAGTAAGAGTGCAAGATGATCTAGGTCAAATGGACATAAGGGGTGTGAAAAGGAGTATACCTGGTGTAGAATTCCAGTGTACTGCGGATGGTACGAACGTACTAGTAGTAAATACGGTGTATATTGAGTCGAATCAGGAAGCAAATGACATTGATATAGACGATATACAAGCTGGTATGATCATTGAAGGGTTTGATGACCCTACAATTTACGTACAACAGGTTACTTTAGCGGGTGCACTCATCCAAGTAAGTCAAAATATAGCTGCTGGTGTGTATCGAGTGAACACAAAGACCGCAATTCAGATGGATGCTTCCTCAAATACGACACTTACTGGTGTAGATTTCACTTTTACCGCCCCTCAAGTGTCAAATGCGACCGCATATACCCGCTTATTCCTCCAATCGGAGACTGGTAGCTCCTTTACATACGAAAATTCACGTGAAATTGCTCATTTTGACGGAAAAACGCAAAATGAAGACGGAAGTGTCACTCTAAATAACCTATTGAGGACAAGAAAGCAGACGGAAGGCAAGCAACACCTCCGAAATGACCATACTTTCTTGCATATTTACGTATAATGTCAGCTTTTGGACTAACAACAGGCGTTTGTACGGGTCACGGGTGCTGGCCACCCCAAGGATACGCTCCTTCACCCGTTACAACGGTCAAAGTAACTAAGATTGCACCTCTTGTAAGCACACAAATAAGAAATGTGCACTGCAAACCGTGTGGAAAGAACCCTGCGTGCCATCCAGGCACTGTTTCAGTGGGTTGTGCTACAGTTGATTGCGGAGTAGGTGCTCCTTCTGTACCACTTCCTGTCGCTAAGACAGGTAATGCAGAGACAGATGCGGTATTAGCGAAGATTGGACCTAAAATATGTCCTACAGGATTCCCTCCTGCAAAAATTGGAACAAGTATCAGTTGCGGGTCAAAGGTTGCGGTAGGTGCCCCTAATGTGCTATTATGTACGGGAGGCAGTTCAATCTCTAAACTTGCTGCTCTCGCTGCTGCAATGGCAGCTCTGGGTTCGTTCCCTATACTATCAATTCCTTCTATTGGAGGAGGTGGTGGTTCAGGGTCACAATCTCCAGGTGATAACTCTGTAACCGATTGCTCTAACTAATGGCACTTTACAACAACTCGACTAAAAAAGAAGCAACTCCCAAAAAAACTCGTCAAGGTATGGGTGCACATTCTAAGTACTCTGCTACTTCTAGGAATGGTGCTAAGAAAAGATACCGTGGACAAGGAAGAAAGTGACTTATCAAGCATTACCTAAGTGTTTGCACGTAAAAGATAGCCCTGTCGCTGGACAGGGTTTATTTGCCACTGAGGATATACCTGATGATGTTTATCTGGGTATATCACACGTAGTTGTAGACAGCACCATTATGAGAACCCCTTTAGGTGGGTTTGTGAACCATAATGAGGAACCTAACTGCACAAAGGATCTAGAGATGGAAGAGTGGGGACAAATATATCATATGAGAACTCTTAGACCTATTAAGAAGGGTGAAGAGTTGTTTTTAAAGTATACATTCTATAAGGTAAGTTAAAAGTCGCTAAATAAAGTCACGACCTCGTGTATTAGTGTATGCCGAAGGCTATTGACTTTAAAGACGTATCTATTTCTTTAGGTATCAACCCTGTCACTGAAGACGTTCTTACTACCACAGACGAAATTGCGGTAAAAAGAGCGTTATATAATATTGTGATGACAAGAAAGGGGGAGAGGTTCTTTAAGCCAGATCTCGGTAGTAATGTTGCTGATTTGTTATTTGAACCTCTTGACTCTGCTACTGCGTCTCTTCTAAAGGAGGAGATCGAGTATGTGATCACAAAGTACGAGCCTCGTATTAATCTTCTTCGTTGCGACATATCTGCCAATTACGATAGTAATGGCTTTGACTGTGCAATATCATTTGAGATCATCGGAATTCAATCCGATGTCCAAGTACAGGATGTAGAATTCTTCCTAGAAAGAACCAGATAAATGTCTTACGTTCAAGTTGCCAATTTAGACTTTACAGAGATTAAATCATCTCTGAAAGAGTATCTTCGATCTAATAGTGATTTCACTGATTACGACTTTGAGGGTTCAACTCTTAGTACCCTGTTAGACGTACTCGCTTATAATACGTACTACACGGCGTTTAACGCCAATATGGTAGTAAATGAGGCATTCCTTGAATCAGCGACCCTCAGGGACAATGTGGTGTCTCTGGCTAAGCAAATAGGTTATCTTCCCAAGTCTTCAGTATCTCCCACAGCAGTTTTAAACATCGATGCTGATTTTAGTACGCAGAATAATATTCCAGCAATCGTTAAGATGCCTAGAGGGTCACAATACCTTACTAGGATCAATGGAACTACATATTCATTCATTACAGCCAAAGATTATGTGGTTGGATTGAATAGTCAGTCCATAGCAAAATTTGAAGGTGTTGAAATTAAGGAGGGAAACTATGTTATTGAAACATTTACATTTAATGCTGCCATTCCTCAAAGGTTTATCCTACAAAACGCAGGAATCGACACCAGCACTCTCAAGGTTACTGTTAGACCAACATTTAATAGTACTAGTGTGGTTGAGTATCGTCTAGCTGATAACATTATTGGTTTTGATGGTACATCACAGATCTTCTTCTTACAGGAAGGTGAAGATGAGCGTTATGAGATCATCTTTGGAGATGGTACCCTAGGTAAGAAACTAGATACTAACAATTATATCGAAGTTTCATATATCACCACTAATGGTGCTGCTGCAAACGCTGCTAGAGTCTTCTCTTACGGTGCTGTATTGGAGGATCAGGTAGGTGGGAATGATTATGCACCTACGATTACTTTAACAACTACTACAGCAGCGTCTGGAGGTGAATCCCTTGAAACGGTTGACTCAATTAAGCGTAATGCTCCGAAATTTTTCAACACACAAAATAGAGCAGTTACCGCAGATGACTACGAATCCATTATCCGTCGTATTTTCCCTGCGATTGCTGACATCGTTTGTTATGGTGGAGAAGATGCTAGCCCTCCAGAATACGGAAAGGTTAAAATCGTCGTAAAGCCTAGCTACGCTACTAAATTAAGTGCGTACACTAAGAATTTGATTGCTACAGACCTTAAAAAGTATGCTGTGGTATCAGTTACCCCTGAAATCGTTGATCCTTCTATTACATACGTTGAATTAAACTCAAACATCTTCTATAACAAGTCTAAAACGACTTTGAATGAGTCTGAGTTGAAAGCAGCAGTAATTAATTCGTTAACTACCTACAGAGGTACCTCAGATCTTGAGAAATTCAATGGTAGGTTTAAATATAGTCGTATCGTTGGTATTATTGATGCTACCGATGAATCGATTACATCTAATGAAACAGAAATCAAACTAAGGAAGGATTTCATTCCTGTATTGAACACTGTTACTCAATATGAGATTTGTTATCAGAACGTAGTTAAGAGTGGATGCTCAAATCCTTCTGTACAGAGCAGTGGCTTTGTAGTAGCTGGGTATCCAAGTGATATCGTCTACTTAGCAGACGATCAAAAAGGTAATGTTTACCTATACAAGATCGATCCTACAACACAAAGTCGATTTGTCCTCAATGCACAGCAAGGAACCATCGATTATAGTAAAGGAGAGGTAATGTTGAATCGGTTAAATATAATCAAAGGAACTTATGATGATGGAAGGATTGAACTTCGTGTCAGTCCAACAAACAAAGATATATACGCATATCGGGAAGCATATCTAAGTCTTGATTTGCAATCTAGCGTATTCCTGATCACCCAAGAAGCACTTATCTGATAAATGGCAGGTCCAAGTCTAGCAGCACTGATTGAAAGTCAGTTACCTGATTTTGTTGTCGAGGATTATCCCCTCGTTACGAATTTCCTGTCCAAATATTATGAAGCATTATCAATAAGTGAAGGACCACAGGATATTCTTAACAATTTCGAGAGATATCTTGATGTAGATACATTCTCACCTGAGATTCTTGTTAAGACAGCAAGTTTAGATATAGAAATACCTCTAGGTACTGATAATATTCATATTACAGTCGATTCGACTGATGGATTCCCTGATAGTAACGGGATGATAATGATTGATCAGGAAATCTTCCTGTATGAATCTAAAACAGACACACAATTCACTAATTGTGTCCGTGGCTATAGTGCAAAGACCAAAGTTGGTGACTTATACGAACCAATCAACTTTGTAGAGTCAGTTGCTGCTGTTCATAAGCAGTTTGCAGTTGTCAACAACCTAAGCAACCTTCTACTGGCTGCTTTAATCAAGAATTACGAAGAACAGTATACTAGCGGTTTCCCATATCCTTATCTTAGAGACACAACAAACAAGAACCTCTTAGTTAAGAGGATAAAGGACTTCTATAACGTCAAAGGTACACCACAGTCACTGGAGTTCATCTTCCAGATGCTGTTTAGTGTCAAACCTGACATCATCTATCCAAAAGAGAATGTTTATAAGGCATCTGAGTCTGGATGGAACAATAAAGAGCTATTAGTATGTGAAGTTATATCTGGAGACATTAGAAAGATCGTTGGTAATGAGGTTATTCAATCTCCTGATCCATATAACCCCGAACTGACTGCTGCGACTGCTATTATCGACAATATAGTCGGTGAACCTTATCAAGGTAGTCTACAGTACACTTTAACTATCTCACCTGGTAGTAAAGAGGGTGTATTTGCTATTGCACGTCGTACATTCTTAATGAATGACATTTCTACCAATGCAGGTCTTGGAGATCGCATCGATGTGTTCTCTACTATTGGATTTCCAGAGAAAGATGGTCGTGTAGTCATTGGTACTGAAGAAATTACATATAGTAGTAAGACTGCGACTCAATTTATCATCAAAGAGAGGGATGCAGTCAATTCTGACAACAAACAACTCTATAACCACGAGAAAGGTGTAAGAGCATTTACAAAAAACAACCTTTCAGGTTTTTATACTGAAAATGGAGTCCGTAATGAAATAGAACTTCGTATCTATGGTCTTGTATCAGGATTAACCTCTGAAGGTATCGAACCAGAGGCAAGTTCTGGTCTAGAGTACGATGAAACCGCAGACAACTACTTTGATGTAGCTAGTGGTGGTATTCCTTATGTCTCATTCAACAATATGGTTGAATTTAAGGCATCTGGATTCCAAGATGACCTTCCATTGTCAAATGAGTGGATTGTCAATCAAAACTTTAGTAAGTTATCAGGTTCTGACCCTAGTAACGTAGGAACTAACAATATTAAGGATAAAATTCTTTCAGATGTCTCTGCAATCTATAGAGATACTGATAATTACTATATTGCGTCTTCTGGATTCCCATCTTATGCTATAGGACCATTTGACAACATAAAAGTACCTGAAGATCAAGAGCATTTAAAGATTCTTCCTAGAGAACCAGTAAATGCAAGCACAAAAGAATTAACAACCTCAGAAGAGGTTGGTGTAATGGTTAATGGAGTTCCATTATACAATTACAAGTCATCAAGAGGTCTAGATTTCGGTTTACTCGAAAAAATCGAGATTACAGACAGAGGAAGGAATTATAGCGTACCTCCAAAGGTTATTGTTGAAGGAAATGCCACAGCAGAAGCACAGATTAATGGAATTGGAGAAGTCATAGCTGTAAACGTCACAAATCAAGGTTCTGGATACACAACTGCTCCTACAGTTGAATTTACCTCTGGAACTGGTGGAGAATTTACTGTTTTGATTCAGCAAGGTCAAATTGCGAACATTTATCTCTCTGTAAACCAAAATGCTGAAGTTATAGACGCTGGAACCGATTACACGGAACCACCTGATGTTTTTATCTACGATGCGAGTGGAAAAGGTAAAGGTGCGTTCTATACTTGCCAAATAGACACTGTAACAGGTAAGATCACTGGATTCACTCAACAATCTGGTGGATTTGACTATGAGGAAGGTTCTACAACTATTACACTAGTACCTAAGTCTAGAACTGCTTCAGCAACTGCTGTTTTGACTAGATGGCAGTATAACAGGTACTTAGAGATGTCTGTTGACAATGGTAATGCTGGTGGTATCGTAGAAATTGCAAATGACCCTAATTATGGTTATTCATATGGTCATATCATTGCTCCTACCTCTTTAAAGATTTTAAGACAGGATAATGTTGATGGTCAGGGTAACCCACTCTCTAATAACAGTCATTCTCCAATATTAGGTTGGGCGTATGACGGAAATCCGATATATGGTAGTTTTGGCTATGAAGATCCATATCAAGATGTTACTGCTGCGAATCCTACTATTAAAAGGATGGAATCCAGCTGGAGACTTAAAGCATCAAGAGGATCTAATGCTCCAGACACAAATACTTACTCATTAGGTCGTTTTACTAATGATTTCGAGTTTATCGAAAGATTAGGAACACTAGATGCTAATAATGGTCGTTTTTGCACTACACCCGAATTTCCAAACGGTGTATACGCTTATTTCTTAACTACAGACGATAGTGAGTCTCCTACGTTCCCATATTCGATCGGAGAGGCATTTTACAATGTTCCTGTTGAAGAAAACTGGAAAACTAAGTCTAAACAAAAATATTTGCCAGATGGAGTCCGTAGAAGAACTGTAAACGCTACAGCAGACACTGGAGAGCTCTTAACGTCTAGAGTTAGCGGAATTGAGTATGGACCGATCACAGATATCGAAGTTCATCAGTCTTCCTTCAATTTCACGAATGAAGACGTTCTATATGTTGATAATTCCATTAATGACAATGGAGATGGATTATTTGCTGCTGTAGACCAAATTCAAGGTCAGCAAGTTGCATCTTTGTCTTGTAACACTCCAAAGAACAATTATTTCACTTGTGACAGGAATGTTTACTTAAATCACAATTCTTCACTAACTCAGAACAATACTGGTGCTATAGCTACCGTAATTGGTCTAATTGAAGAGACATCACAGTTTGTTGTAAAAAATGTTACAGGTACATTCAATCTTACTGATACAGTTGATTCTACAACTGAGATTTACAATATCACCTTTGATAACACTGTATTAGCAGCAGTTGGTGATAATGTCGTATTCACTGAACAATCTGGTGGTGTAGCACACGAAGTAGCTATTGGTAAGGTTTTACGTAATGTTGTAGACAAGAATACTGTTATTGTCGAATTACAGGTTGCTAACCCCAATAAACTCACTACAGTAGACGATGATGGTAATACAGTTACTATACCAAGCACATCATACGCTGAATTGGGATTCTTTGCAGTTGGTAATGGTTGTCAAGTCAATACTAGTGCTGCAACCATCGTTAACGTTAGATCTCTATCTAAAGGATTTAAACTTCTAGAAGTTGAAGACAATATTGCAGTTTTAAAGACAGATAACGTCAGACACGGTTTAGCAGTCGGTGATGATGTCATTGTTACAGTTCAACCTGATTCTACTATCTCTACTCAGAAGTATTATGTTGAGACTAAGAAGTATCATACTGTACAATTAAACGAACCTTCAAAAGTCAGTCAGATCAATGGATCTGGGATAGCTAGAGTTAGCATTATCAATGCTGGTAGTGGATTTACTCCTAGTACAACCTTTAATGGACTTAATGTTACCAATCAATCTGGTACAGGATCTGCTGGAACCCTTACTGTTACTACTGATGCTGGTGGACACGTTGTTAGTGCTCAGATCATTACTAAAGGAGATGGATACGAGTATGGTAATATAGTAACTATACAATCTAGTCTTCTAGGTGGTAATGTCAATAGTCAAGAGGCTACATTCTTTGTAGATGCTGCTGGTTGTGCCAAAACTGATACCATCATAACAGTAACCAGTGGTTCTGGCTACTCTAGAGATGATATTATTAGAATCACTGATGAAGAGTGTCAGATCACTAATGTTACAGGTAATTTCCTAACTGTTATACGTGGTGTTAATGGAACTGAAGCAGAAGATCATATTGAAGGTGTTGATGTCACACTTATAACAAATATTTACAGATTCACTAAGGATTCCAATGTATCATTCAGTGGAAACAATGCTTGGATTGATTCATATGATTCTGAGACTCATAAGTTAATTGTTTATTACTTAAATGAAGGAGACACAACAATTGACACTAATTCCACCTTCTTAGATGGTAGTACACCTAATAAACAGGTTTCTATAGCAAGTGTCGAACCTACTTCCTTAAGATTTAGATTTAGGAAGGATGGACAGACAGAATGGAATAGAAATATCAGTATTGAGTGTCAAAAGACTTATCGTTATCTTTTTGATACTTCTGATCCATCATTAGTCAATAGAAATCTTAAATTCTACGAAAACGTCTATAGAACTACTGAACTAGTACAAGCGTACCAGTCAACTGTAAAACCTGGTAATACTGGGTCATTTAGTACGTTCCAACTTGGATATGGTATACCAGTAGACGGTACTACTTGGAAGAGTACACCTGTACTAGACATTCCTACCAAAATTTACTATGGAGAGGTATCTGCGAAGATAGATGCTGAAGATCAGTTCTTTACTCTTGTAGAAGACCCATTTGCAGGTAAGCACGCTGTATTCTATGGCTATGAGTACGAATTTGCTTATAGGTTAAAGCAGACTCCTCAAAATGAAGGATTTACGAATGTTCAATATTATACCGACTCTCTATACGCTGTAGGAGCGATTAAGAGGGTTAAAGTCATCAGTGGTGGTAAAAACTATACGATGCCACCTCAAGTGCCTGGTGTCTTCTTAAACAAGCGTTTTAGAGGTGCATTTACTGTTAATCTTACTGAAGGACGTATTACATCAGTTACAGTTACAGATACTGGATTAAATTACTCTAAACCCATTGTATTGCTTGAAAATAGGGGTGATGGAGCAAATGCTAAGTTTACAATCGAATTAAGGGCAGACGGATCGGTTTCTCGTATTATTCCGATTGATGAAGGAGTTAATTACGCAGATACGACTACTTTACGACTTTATGAGTCAGATACTAAGTTATTTGCTCAAGGAACTGATATTGGTAAGTTGGCAACCCTAGAAATCATATCTTCGGGTAAAGACTTCAATAATGACCCAACTTTAGCACCTCAAGTCAATCCACCCATTGTTATGACTCTAAGAGATATGCCCGACAAGGCATTCTTGAATGGAGAGCTAATAACGCAAAGAAACTTAGCTGGAGATATGATTGCTTCTGGTAGAGTTGATTACTGGGTTGATGGAATGAATATTCTTCGTTTGAAGGGTATCTACGGAAAATTCGATTCTAGGTATCAAATCTACGGTGAGACACTTCGTGCTACTGCAAGTATCCAAGTTATCTACGTAGCTAACATAACTCCGCAAATTGGACCTACAAGTACTTCAGTTGGTTCATATTCGAGTGATAGAAGTAAATTAAGTGCTGTTTCACAGAAAGTCCAAGATGGAGTCTATTATCAAGATTATTCTTACGTAGTTAAGTCTACAGTCTCTATTAACGACTGGAGAGACTTTGTTAAGCGTTTTACCCATCCAGCTGGATTTAACCTCTTTGGAGAAGTCTTAATTGAGTCTCAAGGTGATGGAACACAACCAGAGACCATAGACACTCCTCAAAGTGGCACAAAGGACAATGGATACGGTGCGGTGATGAGTATCATCGAACCTGGCGTTTTAGGTGTTACTTGTGCTCATAAGTCGAGAAGAATCACTCAATCTCACGTTAGAGTCGATTCTATGTCGAAACAACGTGGTACAGGAACTATTAACTATAGTGAACAGAATAACGTTGAAATTGAAGTATTTGACCTAGCAATCTCACCAGCCTTCGATGGTGCTGTTCAAGCAGATGGTACAATCACTGGTACGACTCAATTTACATTATTCAAGAAAGATATCAATGAGGTGCTTGTTCCGTTCAGAGCAACTCAATTAGTCGTTACATTGGACGGTGTTCTTCAGGATCCTGATACTGCGTATACAGTTGCTGGATCTACCATTACATTCGCTTCTGCACCATTAGGACCATATACTGATCCTAGTACTGGTATATTTGTACCAGGCGTGACTTTCTACGGAAAGTCGATGAAATTCCAAGATGATGCGAATAATGCCGAATATATGCGAGAAGCGAACAATATCACTTCTCTATTCGATGGTACTACTACAGAATTCGATTTAGGCATTCCTATTGTAGATGGAGACCATTTATACGTTTCTTTAGATGGTGTTATCCAGGAACCCGATGTTGCCTTTACTTTAACAACTAATCCTGGAAATGGTAAAATAACCTTTACAGAACCACCTAGACAGGTTGGTAAGATTGTAGAACTTGAAATTGGTGATGCAACCAACTGGCTAGTAAATGACTATGTTGTTGGACAAACTTCTGGTGCTAGAGGTGAAATCGTAGCTAAGAGGTATTTCTCAGATAATAGATTCCTAGATGCTGCAAATATCATCGATAACAACGCTGCTGTACTAGCAGAGGAAGCAGTATTCATATTAGACAATACAAGTAAATTTGCACCTGAGTATTTCCAATATCCAGGTCTAGGAAGAAATCAGTGTATTGTTGACCTTAAGTCTGTCTTGAGAGCAATGGCAGATGACCTTATTCAAGGTGGTAACAGTAATACATTTGATGCTGCTAAAGAGTATCTTTTAGATCCTTCAGATCCTAATAGTGGTATTAAGCATATTGAAGGTGAAGTAGAGGCAACTCTATGGTCTATGAAGTATTTGAAGGATATGGTTATCCTTGCAGTACGTAATAAGTTTGGTATAGACAATCTATATGATTTCCAGAGAGCAGCTGCATCTGACTTCAGATTGCAACCTACAGATGCTACTTACTCTGCTACTAGTGGTACACTAGTACTAACAATACCAAATCACGAGCTTACTACAGCAGACTTCATAGCGATTGCTGATAACTCGATGACTTGGAGTTGTGATATGGATGGACAGACATCCGATAAGACATATCCAAGACAAGGAGATCCTGCATACAGATCAACCCTTGATATTACTCAAGTAACAGATGATACAGTCACTGTTAACGTAGGTACAACATCTAATATCACACATACACCAACAGACGGTTCATATGATCCAACAACGGGTCTTATGACACTTGATATTGGTTCTCATAATCTTTCTCCTAATACTGCTGTTAAGATTGCTCCTAACTCCCTCTCATTCAAGTGTGAGATGGATCATAGAGACTCAGTTAAGACTTATCCAAGAACAACTGATCCTTTCTACGACAAAGCATTTAATATTGTAAGTACTGGATCCACATTCCATACAGCAGAGACCGCTAGCTATAATCCTACAACAGGTATTGTTACAATTCAGGTTACAGACCACGGATTTGAAGCTGGTGACAATGTTAAACTTGCTGACGGTGCTTTAACCTTTAGTTGTACCTATGGTGGTGGAGTTCACAATTATGTTGGTGGTACTGCAACCAATGCTGTAACTGTCACAGGTGGTGCATCATTTAATGTTACTAATGCTTCTTATAATCCATCTAACGGTGACTTATCATTAACTATTGGTACTCATACTCTTACTATTGTAGATACAGTTACTATAGCTGGTGGTTCATTAGTATTCAGATGTGACGAAGACAACTTTGCAACTGACCATTCTTATCCTAGAGCAACAGATCCAGCATACAATCTACCAATTGCTATTAAAGCAGTAGATCAAGGTAGTGGTACTATTACAGTTAATGTTGGCGTAAGTTCTCCTGGTTCTGCATATCCACGTTCTTCTGATCCTATCAGTGGTAAGTTTATTCCTATCTCTAATGTAACTACAAATACATTTGATATACAGTGCTTAGACACTCTTCCTTCTTCTAACCTTGATACTCATACATTTGTAAGTGCTCTTACTGATGGTATTGAACTTGAGAAAGGTAAGATTACACTACAGGTTGGACAAACACCTTTAGTTACTCACGATGTGTCGGATGCTGCCTATGATCCTGTTACAGGTGATATGGAGTTGACTATTGGTAATCATACACTAGCAGCAAATACAAGTATTAAGTTACGAGACAGCTCTTTAATCTTTAGTTGTACTCACGGTTCTGGTAATAAGTCATATCCTAGACCAGATACCTATAGTCATACTGCTACTACTGGAACTTCATATAATCCTGTAAATGGTGAGATGCTTGTTACAACAACATCTGCACATAATATGGCAGATGGTGATTGGATTAAGTTTGAAGATAATTCACTTACATTAACTTGCACATATGGTGCTGGTACTCATACCTACGTTGGTGGTACTGCTATCGATGCTGTTTCCTCTGGTGGAAGCAACTTCAATGTTATTGGAGCAGACTATAACTTCGGTACAGGAGTAATGATTCTTACAATAGGAAATCATTCTCTAACAACTAGCGACACTATTACTATTGCTGCTAATTCACTTTCATTCACTTGTGATGCAGACAGTCACGCAACTGTCCACACATACCCACGTACAACTGACCCTGTATACAACACAGCGATAGCTATTGATTCTGTTGATGCTACAACAATTACAGTTAATGTTGGTGTTGGAAGTAATGGTCAAGCAAAAACATATCCTAGAACAGGAGATTATCCTAACGATAGATGGTTAAAGGTATCAAATGTTACAACTGATACATTCGTAGTAACTGTTCTTGATGCAATTCCTTCTACCAATACTGATACACACGTATTTGTTTCTGCTACAGCTGATGGTATCAAACAGAAGGTGGATCCATTCTATGATACAGCAATCAATATTAAGTCAGTAACTAATACATCCATTACTATTAATATCCTTAATGTAGCACCTTCTACTAACGTTACACCTCATACATTTGTTGATGCACTTCCTGGTGCAGTTATTAGTGGTGGTGCATATACTCATAAGTTTGTAACTGCTGCTGCTGATTCTATCATCTCTGGTGGTAACTATGCTCATACATTCAAGAGTGCATTAGCTAATTCTATAGGTGTATATGCAGATCCTTACAATATTGACAACCCTGTAGCAAATACATTCATTGATGCTGCAAAACTAATAAAAGATAATAAGACTTTCGTTGCTGAGGAATCAGTAGCAAGAATGGCTACTGGTAACTTGCGTAGTGTAACTGATGCAACTTACACACCAGCTGACGGTCTATTAGAAATGAATATTGGACCTCATTCATTCACTACAGGTGAGTTAGTCCAGATCCCTGATGGGGCCTTGACTTTCAACTGTGCAATGGATGGTAATGGTTCACCTAAGCAATATCCAAGAGCAACAGATCCTGTTAGTGGTAAGAATCTTTCTATCACAGCAACTACTTCTAATACCATTACTGTTAATGTTGGTACTACACCTCTAGTCAATCATAATGTATCAAATGCTACATATGATCCTGTTACAGGTGAGATGGTATTGACAATTGGTTCACATAGTCTAGCAGTCGGTACCGCTATCAAGTTAACTACCGATTCATTGCTGTTTGAGTGTGATAATGGTGGTGTAGCACAGAGAACATACCCTCGTGCTTCTGGTGCTAACACATCTAATGGTGAAGACTATGCATACGACACTGCATTAGACATTATATCAGCAGATGCAACTACAATTACCATTAACGTTAATGGTGGTCAAGGTGCTATCAGTCATAACTACCCTCACACCTTCATTAGTGCTACTGGTGGAGCAGTTGTTAGTGGAGGTAATTATACACATACATTCGTTAGTTCTGCTACACCAATCAAGGTTGGAGTGGGCATAATTGCTGATCCATATTATGATGATGCTGCTTATATCAAGTATGAAGGTACACCTCTTACTGCTACTAATGCTGGATATAACCCTGAGACTGGAGTAGTAGAAATAACAGTACCTACACAACAATTTACTGTAACTGATGCTGCTTATAGTCCTGCATCTGGTGATATGCAGTTGACTATCGGTGCACACAGTTTAACTTGCTACGATAAGATCAAACTTACTGCTGATTCACTATCATTCAGTTGTGAATATAATGGAGTTGTACAAACTAAGACATATCCTAGAGCAGTAGGTGCTAATACTACAAGTGGTGCTGATTATGCCTATGACACTTGGTTACCTGTCCTTAAGAAGGATGCTACAACTATTACAGTTAATGTAAATGGTGGTCAAGGTACTATTAGCCATAACTTCCCTCATACATTCCAAGGTGCTGGTTCTAGTGGTGTTACAACATATGGTCACGGTCTAACAGATGGTGATTACATCAAGTTGATGGATCATTCACTCACATTTACTTGTGATGAAGATGGTAACCAGACTAATCACGCATATCCAAGATCTACTGACCCAATTAGTGATAAGTGGATAGAGGTATCAAATGTTACACCTAATACATTTGAGATACAGTGCTTAACAACTATACCATCCAGTAATGAAACTGATCATACATTTGTTTCTGCTTACACTAATGGTATTATCAGGCAAGACGGTGTTATCGTAACTAATATCGGTAAGTCTTCTAATGATAGCACTCATCAGTTTGTACAACAGGTAGGTAAGACACCTACTAATGCTGTCTATACTCCTAATGATGGTAAGATGGTACTTACCATTGCAGATCACGGATATAGTAATGGCGACTGGGTTAAATTAGATATTGGTGCTGTCACATTCCGTTGTGATGAAAATGGACAGGCTGATGATCACGCATATCCTAGAGCAATAACGGATATGTTTACTGCTGATACAGGTACTACCTATGATCCTAGTACAGGTGTACTATCAGTACGTACAACTGTTGCACACAACTTATCCAATGGTGATTGGATCAAGTTTGACGATGGTGCGTTGACATTTACTTGTCTTGAAGATACTAATTCATCACAGCATCCTTATCCTAGGTATACAGACTATCCAAGTAACAGATGGCTAGAGATTTCTAATGCTACTGGTAATGCTTTTGATGTTACAGTATTAGACATCCTTCCTTCTACTAATGTTACTGATCATTCCTTTGTCTCAGGAGTCTCAAATGCGATTAAGCATAAGAAAGACTGGGCATCTGATGGTTGGTTCCAGATAAGCAATACTTCTTTAAATCAATTTGAAATAACAGTTAATACAACTGTACCATCAAGCAATACTACTAACCACGTATTCCAAAGTGCTCTTCCTAATAGTGTTAAGAAGGCATCATTGATTACAGGTGGTAGTTACACTCATACTTTCGATAGGGCATTAGATGATGCTATTACTGTTAACACGGGTGCGAAATTCAAGCCAACAGATGTTGCGTACGATGCATCCACTGGTGATATGGTGCTTACTCTTGGTAGTGGTCACTCTATTACTACATCCAACACTATTACTATTCTGGCCAATAGCATTATAATGAGATGTGCTATGGATGCGAATGAAACTCCTCATTCATATCCTAGAGTTGGTGATCCTGTATATGGTAGATCTATTACAGTTAAATCTGTAGATGCTACTACTATTACAGTACACGTTGGTAAATCTGAACCATTACCTTACGAACCATCTATTCTTACATATGATCCTGCAACAGGTGATATGATGATGGACGTTGGTACACATAGATTAGGTAGACATACAGGAATTAAGTTCTTCCCTGACACTATCACATTAACTTGTGGTATGGATGATCACGCTACAACTCATACCTATCCTAGAGCATCATCACACGATGCACTTGGTGATTGTGTTGATGACGTTAAGGATATTCTAGAAGCAATTGTATGGAACCTCAAGTATGGTGGTAACAACAAGGTTTGGGATGCTGCTGATCTATTCATCGACAGAGATGGATACCTAGAGCATATTCAGCACTCAGTACCTGAGGTGTTGAATGTAATGGGACATCTTAAGACTATTCTTGCTAACATTATACGTAACAACACAGTTAATGCAGTTGGAACACACGGTTTAATACAGATTAAAGATCCTAGTATTACCAAGGAGTCTAACGAATGTGCACAGGTTGAATCTGCTGTTGATACATTTGTGGGTCTAATTGAGAATGCTGTACAGAACCCAACTACATTTGAATCTGGTGTAACTAGAACTATTCCAGAGAGATGGCCTATTGTTTATAGTTCTCTAACTGCTAATAGAGATTTGACAATCACTGTTGATTCAATGCCTCAGTGTGCACAGGTTGAATCTGCTATTAACTCACTATTCAGTATTGTTCTTAATACAATTAAAGAGACTGCGTTTAATCAGAAGAATTATCTAATGACGATAACTCAGGACTTCCCTAATCCTAACCGTATACAGGTTGAGATGACTAAGAAGGAATTCTTGAATGGTGAAGATATACAGAGTGAAGCATCACTAGCTATTGCTAATGTTGGTGCTACTGCTATTATCTCTCCTGGTGTTCAACAGAAATTCTTTGGATTCAAGCACGGTAAGTACTATAAGATGGACTCCATTGAAGCACAGTTCAATGATGCTCAGACTATATTTGAATTGGAGCGTGGTGGTGTTCCTTTCTATGCAGAGAGAAGTCAAAACGTTGTGGTTATACTTAACGGTGTTATTCAGCAGAACAGAATAGCATACAGAATTGAAGACAATATCATTGTATTCCAAGAGGCTCCTTCAGAAGGATCCGAATGCTTTATCTTATACTTCTATGGTTTGGATCCAGAGCGTGTTCTCTTAGGATTTAATATTGAACCTGAAGGTACATTTAAGAAGTTCTTCCGATTAACTGTTGATCAGCAAATCGTTCTTCCTCTAGAGGGTGCAGATTGCTGGATCTCTACTGATCCTAATGGTGGAACTCATACCTATGAGTACTCATATGCAAGAGGTAGAATCTATAAGCAGAACTGGGCACCTGGTGCTAGAAACCTTCTATTCGTTGAGGGTGTTACAGGACAGAAAGTTAACTGGTTAAATGGTACTCTAAGTCTCACTAGAGACAGAGGAGCTAGTGCATCTCTACTTGATGTTACAGTTAATGCAGTTGAAGAATCTACTAACTCTGATTTAAGAGAGAAATTATTTAATAGACAAGATAGAATACCTTCTACACTTAAGACTGGTGACTTTATTCAGATTGATGGTGAGGCAGATTCACGTTCTATCATTCGTGCTGCTAGAGAAGCACTTGTAACCTCTGGTTATGACAGTGATACTACCGTTGGATCATTCTTTAGATCTTATGAGTATGAAGTTGTTATCAACGTTGGTGCTTACTCTGGTCAGATTGAAGGAGACGGTGCACAGGCAGTTGCACGTATTGATGCTGAGTTGAGATATCACTCACTTACATCTAGTAGACAAGCTGGTGTAGAATTCCTACCTAACGATGTCGTATGTCAGTACAATGATCAGAATGATATTAACTCTGGCATAGTATGGCAAGGTACAGTTAAGAACTACATCCCAGCTAGAAAGACTTTAGAATTATACAGTCTATACCTTGATGGTTCTGGATATACTGATCCAGTAGCTGCCAACTTCCGTCCTGGTGAAAAAGTTTATATTAATAACGTAGCTGGTACAGAGTGTACTGGTCTTCAATACCTCAAACCAGGTGGTGTTAATAGTATCGTACTTTCTAAGAGAGACAACTCTACTTACTTCGATAATGTTGCTAACTGGAGACAGGACAACGTATTGAATAAGGGTAAGGATCTTATGGGAGGTGGATTTGTTCCACAAAATGCTAGTGCTAATAACATCTCACAAGAATATGATTTCAGTTCTTCCATATACTCTGGAGATCTACAAGATCAGATATCTAAGAACTATCGTGAACCACCCGTAATGATTTTCCGTAGTCAACCTGAGGTTGATTCAAACGGTGATCCAGTGGGAGCACCTGCTGGCGGTGGTGCACGTGCTAATGCTATTGCTGTTAGAGGTGAAATAGCAGATACAGAAATTATCTCTGGTGGTTCTGGTTATAAGGTTCCTCCTCAGATTCTGTTTACTAGAGGTTATTTCGTTATCCGTAAGAACCCTCTTGACATCAAGAATCTTACTACATTTGGTATTGAACCAGTTGGTATTGATGCAGCTGCAAAATTACATTCATATCTTTCTGTTATCAAGAAGGGTGGTGCTCAGACAACTTGGGCACAGTGGGCAGCAGTTGTACCTTATGGTGTCACTCTAGTATTTGGTAATGCTGGTGGCAGTGCATATCTTCTTAACAGAACATATGATCCTGTAATTCATATCAGGAAGATTATTGATCTACAAGATCTAGCTACTAAGGGTCAACCACAAATATTGGTTGAACTTAAACCTGAACAAACAAGAGTTCAATATCTTAAGACTAATGTCACCAATACACAATGTTCAGGTGGTGTTCAGGGTGTCTCAGTTGCTGTCACTAAGTACAAGTTTACAGAGACAAAACTAACTGCTCAGTCAGGTGCTATTGAGAAACAAGCAGGTACCAACCCTCAAATGAAGGGTGTTAAGGAGACATTCAGTCCTGGTAACCTTGGTCCTCATTTGAATTACCTACAGAGCTTCAAGTTTGAAATTCAACCACAGAGTACAACCAATAACAATGGCTACTACACTGATGGTATGGGTAGGACAATACAATACATTATGGGAGATATGAATATAGGATGGTGGTCTGAGAAGTATCCTAACTTGACGATTGAAGATTTCGAGAATCCCGAAGTTTATAATTCTCAAGTTAATGATCCTGGTGACACAAATAACTTTGTGTATATGCAAGGATCTGAGGTACATTTCGGTACCAAACTTACATATTCCGCTTTGGATAATCCAAACGGATCTGATACTATCTTAGTTGATTCTACTGCTGGATTCCCTGCTTCAGGGGGTGCTTTCATAATCGGAAGTGCAGCAGATCAATCTAAGGTTGAAAAAATCACGTATACACAAGCATTCCCCGATCGTTTTGTTGGATGTACACGTGTCAACCCATTAGGTGTGGTTGAAAAAGGATTCAGTGCATATGACTTTAACACTACTAACGTAGGTGCATCTGTCGTATCTGGTGGAACAGTTTTTGATTCCAACATAAATTATCTCTTATTCTCAGGTGTAAGTGGAGCTAGATCCGCAACATTTGCTCCTACTGACTTGACTACATACAATACGGTAACATTTAGTGCGATTCGTGGTGACGGGAGTAATGGTGGTAATGCACCAGGATCCGCAGTTAACGATTTGATGCTAAGTTACAGTATTGATGGTGGAACTACATTCATTGATATTGGGTCAGTAGTGACCTACAGTCAAGCGAATTACACCAGTTGGAATACAATAACACAAAATATTCCAGCTAATGCACAAACCGCCACGACGATAATCCGTATCTATATGGCTGACTCGACAAATATGACATCAGATCAATATGGTGTCAGATTAATGTGGTTCAATGATGCCAACACTGACTCCTATGTCGCAGGTGACTATATAATCACCGCAGATTTAGATCTATAAATATAAATAACTTTCGGATCCAGTCTCAGAAACACTTTTAGAAAACAATGTCTGCTATTATCACTGATCTGTTCAGGATACATAATGCCCAACAGTTCGTCGAGGCATTATCTGAACCAACAACCTCCACACCAGCTGAGGAATCAGCGGCTGAGGCAGGTACCCAACGTACAAGACTCTACTTCTTTATCGGAAGACCGCAAGAGTGGCGTGCATACCTAGAATTATACGCAATCAATAATACTTTCCAAGTAGGTGAGGTTGTATATCAAGGTACGTCATATCCTGGTGGTGCTTCTGTATATGGTACAGTCGAAAAAGTATTCCCTAATTCTGTTCTACTCTCTGGTGTCAATGGTACACAGGGTCAGAACTCTAACTTCGTTCCTGGTACTACTGTAACTGGTAACACTGGTGGTGCAACCGCTAAGGCTGGTGTGTGGAGGACTGGATCCGAAAACGTTCCTACACAACCATTTGACTCTCAAGAAGAGAAGTTCGAGATCTACGATGATATGATCTCACTTAAAAGGGTTAAGAAAGACGATTTAACATTCGTGGTTAAGCGTTTTAATTTCGGTGCTAACACAGTGTACGATATGTACAAGCCCGACTATTCTAGTGCTAAGACTACTGCGACTGGTGCTACCTCATTATTTGCTTCCACATTCTATGTGATGAATAGCAGCTATGAGGTTTTTAAGTGTGTATATAACGGTCAAACTCCTACAGATCCTAACGGTGTAGTATCAGTTACAGAACCTACTAAGGTTCAGTCTATCTCTGGTATCTTCATTGAACCAGAAGATGCTGGTAATCCAGGATTCAGAACTGATGGTAAGCGTCCATATATTTGGAAGTATATGTACACCATCCCAACTGACAGTGTATTGAAGTTCTTATCAACTGACTTCCTTCCAATTATTGAAGAAGCTGCTGTTACTTCTGCTGCTGTTAACGGTGCGATTGACACTATTCTTATTACAGACTCTGGTACTAACTATGATGCTGGTACTTACTACACTCCAATTAAGGGTGATGGTTCTGCTGGAATCGCTAAACTTGTAGTTGATTCTGGTGCTATTGCGGAAGCAAGTGTACAGGCAGCTGGTACTGGATACACATATGCATCTCTTAACCTAGGTGATGTATACAGTGACACTGGTTTAACAACTCCTTCAAACATTGACGCTAACAGTGACGCAACTGGTGGTGCTCTCGAAGTTATCATTCCTCCTCAGGGTGGACACGGTGCTGACCCAGTTGAAGAGTTGGGTGGTAAGCGAGTTATGATTAACACTCGTTTGACATATGATGAAGGAGAAGGTGACTTCCCAACAGATAATGACTTCCGTCGTATTGGATTACTCCGTGACCCATACAACTACGGTACTACAGACTTCGCTACTGCTGATAACCTAAGTGCAACTGGTGCATTAAAAGTACAAAGTCCTTCTGGAGATTTCTTTGTTGACGAGGAAATTTCACAGACATATACCTCTGGTGGTTCATCCGTAACTGCTAAAGGAACAGTTGTTTCTTGGAAAGGAACTGTAGATGGTGTAACATACAACATCGTTAAGTACTTCCAGTCTCCTGATCGTCACACTCATAACGGTGTTGTTTACCCATTTGATAACGGATCTGACGCTATTAGTGGTGCAGGATCACTTTCTACTGCTACGGTAAATAGTACATATAACACTCCTGGTGGACAGACAGATGGCGGTGTAGTTTTCTCAAGTGGCGTAGCTAACGCTGAAATTGCGAAAAACTCAGGCGATATCATTTACATTGAGAACCGTCGTGCTATCTCTCGTGCTTCTGACCAGATTGAAGATATCAAGCTCGTAGTCGAGTTCTAATTAAAGAGTCTTAAGAGATGCCACAAAATACTAACCTGAATAGAACCCCGTATTTCGACGACTTTGATGCGGGGAAGAATTTCTACAGGATACTTTTCCGTCCAGGATATTCTATCCAAGCAAGAGAACTGACTCAACTGCAATCTATGTTGCAGAACCAATTGGAGTCGGTTGGTAACAGTATGTTCAAACAGGGTCAGATGGTGATCCCTGGTGAAGTGTCATACACAGACACTTATGAATATGTCAAGTTAAGTAGCGTCTCTCAAGTTGCTCAAAGTGTAGATGGGCAAATTAATTTTGTTAAGTATAATATATCCCAACTGGTCGGCAAGGTACTTGTCGGTCAGACTTCTGGTGTTAAGGCATTTGTTGATAACTATGCTTTTGAAACTACACTAGATGCAGATACTATATTTGTTAAGTATATCAGTTCAGGTTCTGATAATATTGATGTTAAATTCCGTCAAGGTGAATCTCTTAAGCTAGAGAATCCAACTACAGATGATGATCCTACGTTGGTAGTAGGTTCTGATGGCATCAAACCCTCAGACAGTGCTGCAATGGGTTATGGATCTGCTGTAAACGTCCAAAGAGGTATTTACTTTATCAATGGTCATTTCGTTCAGAACGACGCTCAGACGCTAGTTCTATCGAAGTATTCAACTAACACCTCATTTAAAGTTGGTTGGTCTATTACAGAAAGTATCATTACTCCTGAGGATGATATATCCCTCAAGGATAATGCACAGGGTTATTCTAATTTCTCTGCACCAGGTGCACATAGATTAAAGATCACTTTAACTCTAGAGAAGTTTCAAATTGAAGAACCTTCAAATAAGAATTTTGTACAGTTAGTATATCTACAGCAAGGTAAGATTCAGAGGCAGATTAAACAAACTGCACCTAGTCAAATAGAAGAGATACTAGCTAGAAGAACATATGATGAGTCTGGAGACTACGTAGTTAAGGCATTCACATCAGATGTTAAAGAATATTACAAAGCAGATGGTAGTGGATTCTATCAACCAGATGCTGATGGTCTAGTTAATGGGCATACTACTGCTGATGCTGCTAACAAACTAGTATTAAACTTAGGACCAGGTAAGGCATATATTCGTGGTTATGAAGTAGAGAACACAGAACCTAAGTACGTAGAATTAGATAAGGCAAAGGCAACACAGAATCGTGATACAACTCGTTTGTATGCGTCAAGTTTATCTCGTATTCCTCTTCGTGGAGTTGCAGGTTCTGCTCCTCTAAGCACTACTTCTGATGGTGAGGCAACTCCCTTTAAGAAAATAGATCTATATCGTAAATTTATTGACTCTTTCTTAGGTGTTAATGGTATCGGTAATGGTTCTAATGGTGTATATTCTGTATCAGACCTAAGGGGAAATATCTATAATAACGATGAAGGATTGATGACTGTCTGGGTATATCCAGGTGCACCTCCTTCTAATGGTGATCCAGTTGATCTTGCTAGTATAACTGATATTGTTTATGGAGCATTATCTACTGGTGTTAAGAAGACTCTATATCATTATAATGGTTCAACATATTCTCCAGTTGATGTTATAGCTGCACGTGCTAACGTCAAGTACAATATGGATACTGATGGATCACTTGCTTGGAATGGTGATGTAGCTGTTGGTGGAATGAATGAGAATAGTGGTGGTAATCCTACTCACGTTATTCAAGAGTTTATTCTTAGAGCGTCTATTTCAACATTAAATAGTATCCACACTTCTTACCAATCACAAGGACCAGTTAAACTAGGTGCTTCTGGTGGTGGTTCACAGAATGGTATTACACTATATGGTAATAACAGTGGTAGTACATACTATGGAATGATCCTAGACTATACAGTACCAATGACACCTATTATTGGTCGTGCTATAGCTAGAGACTTTAAGTTTAGAAAAGCACCTAATGGATTTGATAAGACTGCTAATGTTATAGCATCTTCAAGTGCACAGGATTGTACTTTTGATTTGTCATATACAAACCCAATCCTATTCACGAAACTTAAATTAACAGGAAATCACGCTTTTGAAACTGGTGGTAACATCATTGGTTCTATCAGTGGTACAACTGCTGTAGTTGAAGGTGGTTTATCTGTTGGACAGAATGACCCTGAGAATGCAACTTTATCTGCTGGTAGTAGTCTTATGCTATCAAATGTTGTTGGTGCATTTGTAGAAGGAGAAGAAATATATGATGCTGATAATAGTGAGAAGTCTGCTGTTATTGCAGTCAATGGACGTATTAGTCATTTTGTAGTTCCTTATGGTGGAGAGAACTATGGTGCTGATGCTAACCTAGAATTAAAAGTTGGTGACAGACAATATCTAAGTAACTACATTGTTTGTGTTAGAAATATTGGTTCTAATGGTATTAATGGACAATCTGATTACATCCGTAATGTTAGATTGACAGAATTAGGAAGAAGAGAGATACTTGATACATTTGATGTTCCTCCTCAACTAGAAGTTGTAGACACTGGTGGAACACATAGTGCTGGTGATGAGAATGCATATGTTAGAGCTGTTCTCTATACAGATACTATTCAGAACTTTGGTATAGAAGATATTCGTTCTGTTGGTATGCTTCACGGTGTGACCAGTAAGAAGTTTACTGGTGATATTCAGTATAGTGAACCAGATTCTACAGAACTAAAAACTATTACCAATAGTTTAGGTTATTCTGGTAAGGCAGATACTGATTATGCTGAGGCAACAAACTATGCAGCACGTCCTGGTGATGAGTTATCAGAAGATGATCTTGTACAAATCACTGTAGATGGTGTTACTTATAAGTATGAAGTTGCTAGAGCTTGTAACCCATCAACTGATAGACCAGGCAGAGTATATTTCAAACAACGTCTTATAGCAGGTTTCCCATCTAATACTATCACTCGTGTTAGAGCAAAGATCGAAAACTCTGGTAAGTCAACACTTATATTACCACTAGCTAACTCTAAGATTTCCTCAGTTGTTGCTTCTGATGATGATAGTGGTATTACATACTACTCTAGAAGACAATTTATTGAGAACGTAACTATTGACGGTTCAAATAATACTGTTAGTATTGCTGCACAGCTAGATTATGGTCAGCAGCAGTTCGTACCATTTAGCCAAGGTGATTATGTCATTGAGGTATACAATGCTGGTACTGATACTGTAAGATATAATAATAGTAGTGGTGATCTAGTAAGAGATGGTGACTTGCTATACTTAGATTCAAGTATGGTTGAAGTTACCTCTGGATCATCTTCTAACAATGCTGGTGCATTGTCAGTTACACTTCCTGAGAACTATTTCTGGCAATCTGGTGGACTACAACTCACTGGTATGAGATTGAAGATCAATACTACTATTGAAACTACCAAAGCAAAACCAAAATTAAAGACAGCAGCTAAGGGTAAGAGAATTTCTATTACTGCTGACTTAGATAATGATATTATTCCAATAAGAGGTGATGATTATGATAACCCAACTGGTCAAGTTAAATCTTACTCTGACGTTTTTAGGCTACTATATGTGTATGAGGGTACTCCTGGAATTGCACCTACAGTTGATGAAAATGGAAACATTCTAGGTAACACTGGTACAGATATTACAGACTTCTTCTTATTTGATGATGGTCAAAGGGATAACCTATATGACACATCAACACTTATTAGAAAGCCTGGAGTCAGAATCCCAACTGGTACATTAGTAATTGGTTTCGATTACTTCAAACACTCCGAAGGAGACTTCTTTACAGTTGATTCATATCTACACGAAAATGGTGTAATATATGATGACATTCCACAAGTCACATCTCTAGTACACGGTAAGAAGAGTCTTGCTGATGTTATTGATTTCCGTCCTTTGGTCGGAACCTCAGCTAGTATTCCTGGCTATGTGAACGCTTCTGTAATGGATCCTGGATCAAATGTTTCTGAAATTTATACGCAAGGTGGTGTTAGTGCTGCTCTTCCTGCTGACACTAAAACTAGCATTGGAACACCTTTTACCTTTAGTTGTGCTTATTCTTATTATGTTGATCGCATCGATACTGTCTATCTAAAGAAAGATGGTACTTTCTCAGTTAAGAAAGGTGCTGGTTCTACAAACCCACAATCTTCAGTAAGTCTAGATGAGGCTATTAAAGTCTTTAAGATTTACATACCTGCATTTACAAACAACCTTAAGAAGATCAAGATCTTCCCAGTAGAGAATAAGAGATTCACAATGCGTGATATCCATAAACTCGAAAAGAAAGTTGAACGTCTTGAGCGTTATACAATGCTATCTGTTCTAGAGCAAGGTGCTCTAAACACACAAATTAAAGACGGTCAGACTGGAATGGATAGATTCAAGTCTGGATTTGTCGTAGATAATTTTGAAAGTTATACATTATCTCATATTAATTCTGTTGACTATAAAGCAGCACTAGATCTAACACGTGGTACTTTACGTCCAGAATCAAATGAAACTACTGTATCTCTAGTAGAAAAAGATGCTTCATCTACAGCACGTACTCTTTCCAACTATGTTGTTAATCACGGTGTAGTAACTCTTCCATTTACAGAATCTATTCTCTGTCAGAACATCTTTGCTACAAATACAACTGTTGTTAACCCATTCCTTATATTCAACTATAAGGGAACCGTAGAGATCACTCCAAACGTTGATCCTTGGTTTGATGAGTATGCTTTACCATCTATCAATAACAATGACAACCAAACTCTAGATCCATTAGAAATCTATGAGGATGGAAATAGTGCATTATCTCAAATACACAATGTAACTCAATTAGCAGTTACAGGTAGTAGCACAGAATTTAGTAATGTTAATTCTCTAAGTTCAGATGCACCTGATCTACCAGAATCTGAAGTTGTACTGGCTACAACATCTAGTAGTTCTAACATTGCTGCACAGAATACTGAGGTTCCACTTCAACAGTCTTCAACTACTGTTGGTGAGCAAACAATCAGTACCGCTATTACATTATACGTTGCCGAACAATATATTCAATTCCATCTACGTAGGATGAAACCTAATACTAGGATTTATCCTTTCATCGATGGATTAGATGTTTCCGATTACCTAGTACCAGATCGTAACTATTCAGGAATGCCTGGTTCATCTCTTAGAAACTGGGGTGATACTCTAGTTACTGATGATACTGGTGCAGCTACTGGTGTTATTCTAATACCTTCAGGTAGAAAGCCAACTAAAGGAACACAATATGAAGATGATCTAGATTCAATACAATGGGATTCTAATGCTCAAGGATTGCGTTTCCCATTAGGTGATAAGAAGATTAAATTCACTAGTAGCAATACTAATGCTGCAAGTCCTGAATCACACGCTGTTGTAACCTTTAAAGCTAGTGGTACATATGAACCACTTCCAAATGATATTATTGCTTTAGAAGATATTGATACTGCTGATAAGGTAGATGGTACTCAGTATACTGAGAACATCTTAAATCCAGATGTTAGTGTATCTGACCCTCTAGCACAGACATTCCGTGTTGAGAGTTTTGATGGTGGTGTGATGGTATCATCTGTTGATCTTTACTTCTCAGCAAAAGATCCTTCACTACCCGTTACTATTAAATTATCTGATACTATCTCAGGTAGACCAACTAAGAATATTCTTCCTGGTTCTATTTCTGTAATGGAATCTAATACTTATATTAGAGTCATTACTAGTGGTAGTCATACATTACTTAAGGATGAGATTATTGAAGGTGATACTTCTAATGCTCAAGGTCCGTTGATTGGTGTACTTGATTCTCAGAATCAACCAGTACCTGTAGTCAATGACACTTATACCTTAGGTACATCACAAGTTTATACTTTGATCCTAGGAGATCACAACAAAGAAGATTTCATAGCTGGTGAACCACTAGTTATCACTTCTCTAACTGTTGCTAACAACTCAAGATCTGGTGATGACATCGTTAAGATGCAAATCGTTCTTGACTCTGGATACATTTCAGAGATTGTTGTTGATGATATGGGTGATGGATATGCAGGTTCTACAACTGTCACAATTGAGTCTCCTCAATTACCTGGCGGTATTACTGCAACTGCTGTTCCACAGATCACTGATCAGAAGGTATATGAAATACAACCTACTTTAGGTGGTAGTGAGTATACTACTGCACCTAGTGTATTGATTGTATCTGCTGCTGCAACTCAACTTGCAGAAGGTAGGGCAGTGCTTAAGATTACTAAGCCTGCTGTAAGAATGGGTGTTGCTACATCTGATAAAGCACTTATTCCTACTAAGTTCCATTTCCAATATCCTATCTACCTAGAGAATGATAGAGAGTATGCTGTAATTGTAGAAAGTAACAGCACAATCTATCAAACATTTATCTCTAGATTGGGTGAAACTGAAATTAATTCTAACTCTACTGTTACCACACAACCTTTACTTGGATCTCTATTTAAGTCCCAGAACTCTAACCTCTGGACAGAGAACCAGTATGAGGACTTGAAGTTCGATCTTTATATGGCACAGTTTGATACTACTCAGAGTGGTGTCATCAACTTAGTCAATAAGGATCAGGGATATGAACCACTTCAAGCTAATCCTATTGAAACAAATTCTCTTGGTGCTAATATCACTACCAGTAATTTGTTTGCTGCTAACAATAAAGTTATCAAAGTCTTACATAGAAATCACGGTCTAAATGCGGGTTCCTTCGTTGCTCTTAAAGATTCAGCAGCTGTAGGTGGATTCTCTGCTACTGCTTTAAATCGTCAAATCTTCTCAGTCTTATCAGCTGGTATTGATTTCTATACTGTTGGGATGTCCACAACAGCAGGTGGTAGTGTAATTGGTGGTGGCCTTAACGTTAAAGGATTAGGTCAGACCAAGTTTGAAAAAGCACTACTTAAAGTAGATTCTCTAGATTTCCCAACTACTATGTTGGATACTACAGTTACATCTACTCTAGTTAAACCACTCGATTCTGCTGTAACTACTGTTGACTATACTCCAGATTCTCCTCTACCTGTTATTCTTAACAAGGAGTACTATTTCCCAACTCAAAGAGTTGTAGCATCTAAACTTAATGAAAAATTATTCAGTAGTAGACTTAACAGTCAAAAATCGTTTGTCCTTACCGCAACTCTTAGCACTCACAATGCTAATCTTTCACCCATCATTAGTCTAAAGAATCCTAAGGCTATATTAACAAATAACCGTGTTGAAGCTTCTTCTGGTAATGAAGACAGATACGGTAGAAAGATACAAGAAGTAGAATTACATAAGACAGTAATTCTTCGTTTGATGGATAGTGCTGGTAGTCCTAGCACTTTAGGAACATCTGCTGCATTGGAAGTTACTAATGGTATTGGTCAGACTATTAAAGGAAAAACCTCAGGTACTAGAGCAATCTTATCTTATTGGGATAACTCTAGCAATCCTGGTGAATTGTATGTAAGAGTTACCGAAGGTGATGGATTTGTTCTTGGTGAAGAAATCGAGTTTGGTGGATCCTCTACTTATAATGGTGACCTGAATGGTGACACTGGTACTACAGGTGCTGCCTCAGGTAATCTTAACTTAGTTAAACCAATTAAGATTACTGGTACGCTACCTTTAGCACAATTGAATGTTGTACCAGGAACCAAACTTGCTAATAGTGCCGATCTTAAGACAGGTGCTGTAACACGTTGGAACCAAGAAAACTATAGATTAATCTTCACATCAAATGATTCATCCTTTGATAAGAGTGATCTAATTGGTTCAGGTGCTGTATCTGATGGACTATATGAAGGTGGTGTTTCTATTATCAACGAGAGTTTTAAAGTTCCCGTCAGCATTAAGAACATCTACACATCATATGGTTACCTTTACACACCAGACAGATTGAAAAACTCCTCTAACGTAGCTACATATGTTACAAAGGAAATTTCAATCGACAATCCTGGTAATAGTATTAACCTTGTATTGAATGCTGCACTACAAGAGATTGATGATGTTACTGTGATGTTCAAGACTAAGAGGTCATCTCAACAGATATACTTCAAGGATATCAACTGGGAATACTTCAATGCTACTGGAGTTCCAGACGTTGAGGTCACACCTTCTAGTGGTACTAATTTCTCTCCAACTACTGAGTCTCAATCAGACTTTAGAGAATATAACTATTCTGTAACAGGATTGAAGGAATTTAGTTCATTTGCTATTAAAATAATAATGAAGAGTAGAAACCCTGCTCTACCTCCTCGAATTCGAGATCTCCGTGCAATTGCAACTTTCTAATTATGTCTACAAGATCAAACACTATTAACGCTTTACGTGCTTACTATCAAGGTCAAATTGAGAAGCACAAAGCTAACGTTGAAATATATTTACAGAACCCTGCTGGTATTGGAGAGCATTCCGATATCTTGGGTGCTATGGAAACTGAGATCAATATGATTGCACAATGGGATGAGAGACTTCAAGTGATTGAAAGGTATTTTGCGGATAGATGAAAGTTACAGGTCACCCAAATCTAAACAAAGATTCTCTGACTGGTGCTGTAGTCAATACCGATAAGAATGCTTTTGAAGCGTATAAGAGGCAAAGAGCACTAGCTCTTCAATCTACAACGAATGCTGAGGATTTAACTCATCTGAAGCAAGAAATAGATGAGATGAAAGCACTTTTAAAAGAGGTGCTTTCAAAACTATAAATACTCACATAGGAATCGACTAAAGCAATGGCTCTAACAAGAATCAGAAGAACTGGTTTGAACGATGGGCTGGTTAGTGACTCAAAGCTAGATAGCGGAGTTGGTACCCAGGCGGTCACTACTTCTACTATCAGAAATGGTGCAATAACTACGTTAAAACTAGCTGACAACAGCATTACTACTCAGAAACTAAGTTCTACTGGTGGACTGGAAGCTGTTGGAACTGCTGTTATTCAAGACGGTGCAATCACACCATCTAAGATAGATGGAACAAGTACTTTTAATTTCAATGCAGCATCTGTAGCTACCACACTATCTGTTACTGGTAAGGTTGGTAGAGATGATGCTAGTGGTACAGACGTTTCTGGATCTGACTTAATCATTGCTGGTGGAGCATCTACTGGTTCTGCTTCAGGTGGATATTTACGTATTAAGACATCACCTGCTGGAGGAGTCACTGGTAGTGGACTTAATACACTATCTGATGCACTAGTTGTTACAGGAGAAGGTAAAGTCGGTATCGGAGTTGGAACACCAACACAAGATTTAGAAGTTGCGAATAATGTAATAATCAATGGTGAGTTGACTGTACTAGGTGGTACTTCAACAATCACCACAACTAACACTGTAATTGGTGATAAATTAATTGAACTTGGAAATGGTATTGTAGGAGCACCAACTGGTGACTCTGGTTTAGTTATTGAACGTGGTTCTGAAGATAATGCTTTTATTGGATTTGACGAGTCAGAAGATAAGTTTGCAATAGGTACTGGTAGTTTTACTGGTAGTACTGTTGGTGATGTTACCTATACATTAGGTACACTACAGTCTAATATTGATGCAGTTGAAGTTGATGTATCGGGTGCTAACTCATATGTCAAGTTTGACGGTGCAGTCGTAACAATGGAACCAACAGGTTCTAACGTTGCATTGTTCAAGTTAGATCCTACCAACAACAAGATCGGTATTGGACAAGATCCAAACAACGCTCTTGCTCAGATAATGCAAGTCAATGGTACTGTAGGTGCTACAGCATTCATTGGAGATGGTAATGGATTAACTAACCTGTCTGGTTTCACTGGTGCTGGCGACGGTACAGAGGCTATTCCAGGTATTAGTTTCTATCAGGATCAGGACAATGGTTTCTACCGTCCAGGCCCTGACCAAATGGGAATGTGCTTAGGTGGAAACGAAAAAGTTCGTTATGATGATACTGCTGGTGGATCCTTAATTACAGTTAAGGACATACACGGATCTGATGCTGGTACAGCTACTACTGCTTCTATCACAGCAGCAGTTATTGATTCATTTACTTCTGCTACTTACAGTAGTGGTAAGTATGTTGTCCAGTGCACATCTGGTGCATATACTCAGGTAAAAGAAGTTCTCATCCTTCACGATGGAACTGACATATACGTTGAGGAATATGCAACTGTAACTTCAGGTGGTATTGCACAAGGTGGTCTAGGTACCATCACTGCTCAGTACAATGGAGCGAATATTGAAATTATCTTCACTCCTGTATACGCTACGAATACTATCAAGTATTTCAGAGACCTCATTACTGCCTAGTATAAATAAAACCGAGAACCTATAAGTCTAATGCCAGTAAGAACTGTAGACAAAAATTTTACCTTTGAACAACAACGTGTCGAGATCAACGAGATCGGTGTTGACAATGGTGATTTTTCTGGCAAAATTATTGCCCAGTCTGTAGCTAACAATTTAGTTGCTCAGACTATAACTGATTGTCTTCTTGAATTAGACACAGAATTAGGTCCGATTGCTTCTATCACTGGAGAAATTCCAGCTAACGATAAAGACAATGTTGTCGAAGCGATCAACTATATCACTACTACTATTATCAAAAGTTTGTCTAACCTGACTACTACTGATAAAACTAGTATTGTTAATGCACTCAATGAACTAGATCAAGATGTAGGTAACCTTGCAGGTTTATCAGCAAACATTGCTGACCACACCAGTCTGGTAGCTGCTCTTAACGAAACAAAGGATATCATTATCGGTGTTCTTTCTAACTTAAGTACAGTATCTAAATCTAGTATAGTTGCTGCTATCAATGAGATTAAAGATATCACTATCGGTAATCTTACTAACTTAACTACTCAAAACAAAGCAAACCTCGTTAATGCGATCAATGAATTGCAGGCTGAGGTGAATACCCTTGCTGCACAGGTCGGTGTATCTGTTGAAGCGGGTCTTGACGCTACTGCACTTGCTATCGCTCTCGGTTAATTAACAATGGCAAATAAATTCATCTCAACTTCAAAACAAAACGTAGGAACATCTACGACTTCCATATATGCTGTTGAACTTCAAGGAACACAAACTGAGAAGCAAACAGTTATTATTGGATGTAACCTATCAAACACCACCCAAACGGCGGTGATTGCTGAAGTATCAATTAATAGATACCCAGCATTTAGTATCGATCCTCAGTATCCAAAGGATGATGTGATGATCGTAAAGAACGTTCCCATCCCTGCTGGGTCAGCGTTTGAAGTTATGCAGGGACAAAAGATTATTTTAGAATATAACCCTGACGGTTATAGAGATTCAACTCCAGCAGTTAGTGATACTCTTGCTGCTAACATAACATCTGCTAGTATTGTATCGATTACTATCAGTGACAACACAGGTCCAAAACTTAATGCTCTAGATTATATCAAAATCAACAATGAGATTATGAAGATTACTTCACTAGCTGGTGCTGGTGATACTACTCTCAACGTTGATAGAGCACAAGCAAACTCAACTCCTACTACTCACACATCTGGTGATGCTCTAGTTAAAGTAGATGTAGGACTGGGTGACGAAATTCTAGTTAAATGTGACACGGTAAGTTCTCTAGACTGTATTGCCAGTGTTATGGAGGTATCAGTCTAATGGCATATCTTGGTCTTAATCCAGAAGCGTACGTCTCAAAGATCAAGGAGATCCAAAATATTTCCTCTCAATTTGACGGTACTACAGATAACTTTCTTTTACGTACGACAAACAATGACCCTGTAACAGTTGGTCAGACAATGCAATTGACAGTATCCTTGAACGGGGTACATCAACAACCTAATACAGGTAGTTCTTCTAGTGCTCCAGGTTCATTCTGGGTACAAGGAGAGAGAATCTATTTCTCCGAAGCACCTTCAGTAGGTGATACTTTCTTTGGACAGGTTCAAAGTTCTGTAGTTAATAATATGGATCGTTCAGAGATCTTCTCTGAAACGTTTACTGCTAATGGTGTTGACGTTGATTACGTAATGTCAAAGGCAGCTCCTAACCTTAATGCCATTCTAGTTACCATAGATGGTTTGGTACAGCATAAGAATGCTTATACCTTGGTTGGACAAAATTTAACTCTACGTTTTGACAATGCTCCAGATATCAACAGTGAAATTGAAGTCAACCATATTGGTTTCTCATCCTCACTTGTTGGACCTACCAGTGCGGTATCTTCTTTCTATGGAAGATCTGGTGCTACTGAACTACTAACAACTGATGATATTAATGTCAGGAATGTAGATTGTTATGGATCTATAGGTGTAGGAAACTATAGTCCATCATTTAAAGTTGATATTGATAGTGCTGGAAGTTCTAATGCACTACGAGTCAAAGCAACTACCCTACCAAAAATTGTCCTTGAGTCTGATGACACAGGTGGCAGAACAGAATTAGTTCAAAATGGTGATAACTTCCATTTATTTGCAGTAGTAAGCGGTGTCGCCACCGATATTTTAGTCTCTGACGGGACTTACATTACCACCGAGAACTCTTTAGGTTCATTAGCAGACAGGACTACAGTTAACGTCGCTGCCGACTCAACTGCTGTACTCCAAACTCTTAATGACAACTCTACAAAATTAGCTACCACAAGTTTTGTTCGTCAAGAACTTAATGACTTGATTGGTGCTGCTCCTGGTGCACTTAATACATTGAATGAATTAAGTACTGCTTTAGGAGATGATGCTAACTTTAGTACCACCATTAACAATGCGATTGCTTTAAAAGCCGATGCTACTGGTGGTATTATTAATACAGCAACACTTAATAATGCTACCATACAAGGTGTAACCATTCAGGCAGATCCTGGTGGTCCGACACCTAACAGAATTCGTTTGGGGAACGTTATATTCCCTGCTTCATCCACTGCTGAAATTGGATACAACTTAGTTGTAACTAGTAGTAATGGGGACGGCACTGTCAATATGGATTTCAGCGATCGCAATGAAATGCGAGACATCTGGCTGTTCAGCTAAATACTACGGAGGCTACTAGTATACAATGGCACTTTCAAGGGGAAATTTAACGTACAACAACAAGAATATACAGTTTGTACCCAATACAACTGCGGCTCCTATTTACGTTAATCCAGCTACTACAAAAACATATCTAAAAGGTTTCGTCATTTTTAATGGTGCAACCACAACTGAAACTGTCAACTTGTATTATCTTGAGGATAATGTAGGTGCACTAGACACTCTAGACGTAGCATCTAAACCACAACAGTTTCTTAGACAGGAGCTAGCATCTGGTGAAACATTTTATGTTGAACTAAATTATCCTATTGTCCTAACAGATGAGAACGATGCTGTATTTGGTTTGACAGATTCGTCAAACAAAGTAACCGTTATTTTAATCGGTGATAAGGAATCATAATGTCTTTTCGTATCGGTAATCTAAAGACCTTAAATTACGAGAGTCGGTTGGACAATATGACCGATGAGGGACATTTGCGTCCTTTTTATGATACTTCAAGAATTAGGAAATCTCAGTACGAGCCAGTACGTAATATCATTATTACTCCTCAGAACGGTGATCCTGTAATTAATCACGATTTAGACACTCAAGGAAAACTAACCTTAAACTTGGGTGAGTATACATTGCAATCTAATGTCACTGGTGACGCTATCATTACTGTGCAGTTTACTGCTTGGGGTGCTGGTGGAGGTGGTGGTGTTGACAGTGGAAGTATTGGTGGTGCAGGTGGATATGTAGCTGGTGGTTTGGAATTAGAACCTGGCGAAACATATCATATCTGTGTTGGTGGAGCAGGTGATCCACGTTCCTCAAATGCTGCTACTGCTGGAGAATGTGGTGGTGGTCTCGGTGGTATCTATGGTGCAAGATATGGTGGAAGTGGTGGTGGATTCTCAGGAGTCTTCCGTAATTCTGCTGTTCAATCTAATGCATTATTGATTGCTGCTGGAGGCGGTGGTGCTGGTGCTGATCAGAGAGGCGGTGCTGGTGGTGCTCTTAATGGTCAAATAGGTCAACTATTCGATCAAAGAGGAGGAGGTGGAGGTAGTCAATCCGAAGGTGGATTTGCTGGTTTCACAGATTCCTTAGATGGTGGTTCTCTCATTGGTGGTAGAGCAGGTATGTTGCTCATCTATCCTGGTGGTGGGGGCGGTGCTGGCTACTACGGAGGTGGTGGTGGCGGTTCAGGAGATACCAATGGCCACGGGGGTGGTGGAGGATCTTCATATATAGATCAGACTAGAATACAAGCTGGTTCGACTTTAGGAGGGACAAACGAAACTCCTGGCAATAATGCTGATCCAGATAGAGGTACCGCAGGACAAGGTGGTGCTCAAGGTACATCTGGAACAAACGGCAAATTACTTATCATTTAAGAAATGGCATACTTAGGCATAACACCAAAGATAGGTAACATCCGTAAATTGGATGACGTAGCTTCACAGTTTAATGGTGTGTTGACTACTTTCAATTTGCGTGTTGGTGGACAAGTAATATATCCTGGCTCTCCTTTACAGTTGCTTATATCACTTGGTGGTGTAATGCAAGAAGCAAACGTTGCTTTCCAGATTAATAACGATCAATTAACATTTTCCGATCCTCCTAATCCAGGTATTGATTTCTTTGGATTGGTTATTGGAGATACTATAGATGTTGGTGAACCTTCTGATGGTACTATTAGTGCTATCAAATTAAACCAAGGTGCTACCTTTACTATGGGTGGACTGGATGTTACTGGTGCTACTAACTTAGATAGTACAACACTTGTAATTGATCATATCAATCACCGTGTAGGTATCGGAACTGCAAACCCGACTGCACGTCTACACTTGTCTGCTGGTGATATACAGTTAGACAATAACAAAGAACTTAAATTTGGTACTACTGCTAATCAAGCTAGGTTAGTTGGTGGTGATGGATCATTGCTACTAAAACCAGATGACACAACTCTTCTGGGATCTATACAGTTAAACAATACACATCCACTATTCAATAATACTATTTCTTTAAAAGAGAATGGTAACTTTAGTGAGATCAGTACAACTAATCAAAATATTAGTTTCCATATTAGTAACCAAGCAAGTCCAGCATTAGAAATAAGAGGATCTTCAATATACAATAATTACGATACTCATATTCCTCTAACTCTTACTGTCACAGGAGATATATCCTGTTCTTCAGTGGTTAAGATTGGTACTACAAATAATTCAGACCACATTAATATTACAGATAAGACAGGTATTAGTGCTGGTACATTAACTACAACATCTGCAACCGAAGCATTTGATACTTTAGTTGCTGCAAATGTACGTGGTGCAAAATATACAGTATATGCTTCACACGGTGGACACGTCTCAACCAGTGAAGTAATTCTTACTCACGACGGAACCGATGCATTCGTCACAATGTACGGTGATGTACATTCAAATCCAGGAAATGCAGTAGCTACATTTACTGCTGCAATGAATGGTGCTAATCTAGAACTCTCTGCAACTGCCACAATAGGAACCTTTATTCAGTTCACAAGAATCACAATGAATGTGTAATTGTATAAATAACTGAAGAAAACCTATATTCCGATCAATCGGGGGGACAGGGAACCACGATGGCAACGTCAAACGTAAATTTTAATGCTAAGAACGGATTGTCCGTTGCTGGCACAGAAGTTCTTGATGGATCAAGAAACTTAAGAAATGTCGCTACAGGAAACGTAGTTGGCGACTTAGACATCGGTGGAGATGTCAATTTGACAGGTACTGCTAAGACCCTAAAGATCGGTGGTGTGGGCATCACATCTAGTATTGCTGCACTCTCAATTGCCCTAGGCGGTTGAGGGATTTTTATTATTTAATTGTCACAAGATAAAACAAGGGACTACCAATGGCAAAGAAACTAATCAGTGACTATACCTTCGTACCGTATGATAACGTTACGTTAACGGGTGGTACTGTTTCAATTAAGGATAACATATCAGGAGAAAGAATCCTTCTGATTACTAATGTTACCGACAACGAGATTTTATACAACTTCTCAGATCCTACAAAAGGATTCCAAACTGCTGCTAACCAGACAGGTTGTGATTACAATGAGGACTTTGAAGAAACTGTTATTACACTGGCTGCAGATACCAGTACAATGTCAGGAACTGATAAGCTACAGATCTTTGTAGAATCAGACTATATGGCGTTTGAACCGTCTGAAACTCTAATTGACCCTGTGTCAAAAATGAGAGTTTCAAACCCAGAAACGATGATTGACACCGACTTTGAGTACGGGCCACAGGCAACTAAGTGGGAAACTCTACAGTTGGTTAACAACATTCCTTCTACTTACTCTGCTACATCTGACACAACAATACCTTATATTCAGACTGTAGAAGTTACAGCTAACTCTGACGTTGTAACTGTTACTACTCTATATGAGCACAGTCTTACATCTGGTGTTCCTATTGTTGTATCTGGTCTTGCATCTACAACTGCTGAAGGTTCATACCTAATTCAGTCTGTACCTAGTGCAACTACCTTTACATATAAGGCACGTGCTACTCAGGCAATTAGTGCTGACATTGCAGGTTCATATACAAGTATTATTCCAGGTCTGTTCTACGAAGGTTCTGCCATTAGTCTTCAAACAGATAAGGGTATTCTTTCCGACACATTTGAATATGATGTTACTGTCATAGCTGTTGGTGGACAGAACTACTTTGCTCTTGATGACGTTGTTGTTGGTACGTCAGTCTTTACCGTTAATAAGAACGGTATGTACATCTTCAATGTACACGATGCTTCCAACATTGGACACCCATTCAGAGTATCTACTACTGCTGATGGTATCCACGGTGGTGGTGTTGCATATACTGATGGTGTTTACACAAATGGAACAGAAGGTACTACTGGTGCCTATGTTCGTATATACGTAACAGATAATACTCCTGCCACTCTGTATGCATATGATGCACAGGCTGGTAACACAGGTGTTGGATTTGAAATGTCCTTCACACCTGCAACAACTTCTAAAGTTGTTCTTTCAACTTCATTCGAGAATGGTTTTGCTAACGGTACTGCATTGTACTTCGTTAACACCATTTCTCCTAAGATCCTACAGGTAGCTAACACAACAGCAACTGCTGCTGACTCTAGACCTGTAGTTGACTATGAAGATACAATCACTGCGACTATCACACCTGATATGTCACAGTTCCAACCATATGACCATAAACCAACTGCTCTTTGGACAGTTAATGATGGTGATGTAGACTATACTAACCATACAGTTACCTTGAAGGGTACTAACGCTAACTATATGCGTTCTAGGTATTGCTTACTTTACTATCCAAACCCAGGTGACTATTGTATTGAAAACTTACAACGTCACGGTATCTACAACACTCGTGTAGAATCCACATCATCTGCTGATGGTGGTACAGCTGTAGTTAAACTTTCTAATGCATATTTCTCTGCTTCTTCTGGTGGTAACCCAGGTTCCAATGGTATCATCAACCTTGCGAACGATAGTAGTTCACTTCAGGGTAATGCAGCTACTTACAACTATGGTAAGCACAACTTTGCTCTAGTACATAGATACGTTTCTGATGAGAAACCTTGGTGGGACTGGTACTGGAGATATAGATGGTCTGCTTGGAACTTCGGTTCAACACATTCAGGCTATGACTTTAACCAGATTTCAAGCAACAGAGGTATCTCTAACTCCCAGTGGAACAGAGCATTCTTCTTAACAATGAACCGTCGTCAGTACAATGGTTCAGGTAACTTAAACAACTCTAACTACGACGGAAGATTCAACAACCCTTGGTACAATGGTGGTAACTCAGTTTGGGGATACAACCCAGGTTGGAACTACAATGACTACCTACCAGAAGAGCCAACTACTCTAACAAATGGTAACTGGGGTCCTATGTACGATAGAGACACCTATCGTTCAAACAGATATCGTTATAACTACTCACTAGATTCAGGTAATGGATTCCACTTCCGTTATGGATATGACTGGTGGAATGGATACTATCGTGGACACGGTTCTTGGGTATATGGACATAACCAAGATTACTATGGTAACGCTTACTTGATGTTAGTACAGGATCGTTCAAATGATGACGATACTTTCTACGTTGAGAACCACGGTGCAGTAACTAACGACCAAATCGTTATTACTAAGACTGCTGGTGACGATCCACGTTACTATTACAACAACGATGGAATCACAAACCTATCTCTACCAGCTACAGTATATGCTGAGAGAGTAGATGATAACAGATTTAGAATTAAACCAAGTACAGGTTCATCACCTTACAGACTACTAGATGCTAGAGGTACCTATGGTATGACTGGTCTCTTTGTTAACCCAACAAAGAACACTATTTACTATCAGAACCATAACTTGTCTAACGGTGAGCGTGTATTCTACACAACTGCTGGTACTTCAATTGGTAACTTAACACCTAACCAAACTTATTACATCCGTGTAGCATCAAATGATAGATTCGTACTTGGCAACAGCGTTTCGTTCTCATACCCAGGTAGTGAGCAAGACCTCACATCAGCTGGATCTGGTACTCAGGTCTTCGAGAACCAGACTGCTGCTTTTGGTGCGACTGACGGTGCTTACAACGTATCTCTCGTCAAGAGTGAAACTCAACTCGTTGTTGACGTTCCATTCCAAATCGTCCCAACAACTAAGACATTTGATGCAAGAGAAATTGCGTCAGGTGGTATTGTTGACACGACTAATATGACCCTGCAAATTCAGGATCACTTTATGAGAACTGGTCAACGTGTAATCTATCAAGATGCTGGTGGTACAACCATTGGTGGATTGACAGATAACAGAGACTACTTCGTTATCGTTGTTGACCAAGACCATATCAAGTTGGCAGAATCTGCTGCACTTGCAGTTGCTGGTACTAACGTTACATTAACAACTGGCGGTTCACAGACACCTGCACAGAAACTGATCCACACCAATATGGATGGACAGGTTATCGGTAATGGTACTATCGCATTGAATACTGGTTCACGTATCGCAATTGGTACTGATACTACATTCACACGTTACTTCAAAGTTGGTGATGTATTCAGATATGTCAATAACAACTCTCCTGGTACATTCACAATTGTATCAACAACCATTTCTGCTATTAAGGATGACACTGAACTCCTAATGGCTGATGCAGCTGCCTTCACAACGGGTGCTGTTAACTCTGCTGGTGACACTGAGTACTTCATCGATACTTCGATCTATGTACGTCCAGATGGATACTTCCTACACAGACCGTTTGACGGTGGTATGGATATCGGAACCAGTAAGTCACCTGATGGACAGATCGTCAGACAGACACGTAGATACTTCCGTTACCAGTCAGGTAAAGGTATACAGGTATCACTCGCTATCAACTTCGCACCGAAGAATCCTTCTATCCGTGCTTGGTATGTACCATATGTTGATGGTACTGTTGTACACCGTGTTGCAGTACAAACGAAACTCCCACACAACCTTGAGGTTGGTACAAACTGTGAGTTCGTTGATGCTACTGATAACAGTTACAATGGATCCTATCCGATCGCATACATCTATGACGCATTCACATTCAGTTATAACCTAGATCAGGCACCAACCTCGTCTGCTGCTGGTGGATTTACTGGATACCACGTAATCAACTGGACTAACTCTAATGTACGTTGTGGTATGTTTGACTTCCAGAACGGTATGTTCTTCGAGTATAATGGTGCTGTATTGAGTGCTGTACGTCGTAGTTCAACTACTCAGTTAACAGGTCGTGTATCTGTAAGTAAGGGTTCTAACGTTGTAACAGGTTCTGATACATCATTCCTATCACAGATAGTAGCTGGTGAGTACATCGTTATTCGTGGACAGTCACATAAGGTTATCCGAGTTGTTAACAACGATAGCTTGATCATTCAGCCACAGTACAAGGGTATTACTGCTGCAAACATTATTCTAACCAAGACAATCGATACCAAGATCCCTCAAGGTGAGTGGAACGTCGATAAGTGCGATGGTTCTGGTAAGTCTGGATTCATTCTGGACATCACTAAGATCCAGATGGCATATATGGATTACTCTTGGTATGGAGCAGGTAAAATTCGCTTTGGATTCAAAGATCAAAATGGTCACGTCAAGTACGTACACGAATTCAAGCACAACAACCGCTTGACTGAAGCATACTTCAGATCAGGTAACCTCCCTGCTCGTTACGAGATTCACAACACTGGAATTCCATCATACATTCCAAGTCTGTTCCACTGGGGTACTTCTATCATCACTGATGGTCGATTTGACTCTGACAAAGCGTACCTCTTCACAGCGTCTGGTAACTTGCTTAAGTTCACCAACGAAGTGTCACAGAACGCAACTACTCAGTCTCAATCAATCGTTCGCTCGCAGTGGCAGATCGGAGAAGGTTGGTCACGTAATATGAGATTCTATCTCAGAACTTACTTCCCAACTGGTGAGTCATCTAAGCTAACGCAGGGTACTACAGTGTATCAGGCAAGTACAGCTAACGGATGGTTCGTTGACGGTCGTGCAATCTACAGATCAAGAATCTCAGGTGGTAACCTAGAGGTTGACTTCCAGTACATCGATACTAACGGTAACACAACGTTCCAGTACAACCAAGGTGTTAGCATTATCAATAATGCTCTTGGTAATCCAGCAGTTCCAAACGGCACACAGTTCGCTGTTGGTGCACCAGCTGGTACTGACAACACCGTTCCTTCGCAGATACCTCTTGTATCAATTAGACTGTCACCTTCTGTTGACTCGTCTCTATCTGGTAACTTGGGTGAACGTGAGATTATCAACCGAATGCAGTTGCAGCTCAACTCTCTCGACGTTGTTAACACACACGAGTGCGAAGTAAAACTAATCCTGAACCCATCTCTATCAACTGACTCTTACTTAGACGTGGCACCTCCATCTCTATCACAGTTGATTAAACACACGAATGACGACACCTACGCTGGTGGACTTGAGATCTTCTCCTTCCGTGCAGCAGGTGGTCAGATTGACAACACAGGTAAGCGTGGTACAGGTGCTACTTCCTACGATATTAGTTCTATCATTGAGATGGGTAACTCCATCCTTGGTGGTGACGGTATCTTCCCGAACGGACCTGACCTACTAACGGTTACCGCAGAACCTGTTGACTTGACGGGTGTTGATAACTCCAACCCATTCACAGTTACAGGACGTATTTCTTGGAGTGAGTCACAGGCATAACCTTGACACTTCGATAAATATCGCATATAATTGGAGGGTTATAACAACCCTCCTTTTTATTTTCAACCAATAAAAATGACTACTGACAAAACTTCAGAATTAATTCTAAACTTCTCGACTCAAATGAAAGATCTTATGAAGGAGATCTCTGAGTATGAACAAAAACTATCCGTTGCAAAAGAACGATACCTCAAACTTCAAGGTGCTGTAGAGGGTCTAAACATTCTACAAGATCAATCTGCACCTGTATCTACAACTGAGGAAGAGGCACCAGAGCGTGAACTCCTCAACGAAAGCTAAGTGGTATCACCACCCTTGGTATAAGAAGACTGCATACGAGGTAAGATCATTTGGAGATTGGGGATTCCGTAAGGAGTTCCCTTTTTCTGCTGTTGACATACCTATAGAATCTTGTTTACCATATCTAATAGATGAGAATTTAATCACAGTTCAATTTGAGGACATTGCTTGGAAAGGAAAGCATCTATATCCTCACCAGTCCTTTGATAATTGCCCTTGTTGCTTTGGGGCACGTAAGGATCCTGAATTGTACCCAGGAATTATATCAGATATATCAAATCCATATAACGACAAGTACAGACTCTTAGATGGTAAGCATCGTATGGCCAAGATGATTTCTATGGGTCTAACAGAAGGTCAATTTTACTTCATACCTTTTAGTGTATTAAAGCGACATTTCATATCTGTCTAAATAGAAAGGAAGGGTAATATTGTGTAATGGCAAAACCTAGTACGAGAGCAGAATTACAAGCATACTGTAAGAGGCAGTTAGGGGAACCTGTACTGCAAATTAACGTAGCTCAAGAGCAGATAGATGATCTGACGGATGACGCTTTCCAGAAGTTCTCTGAGTGGACTTACAACGGTGCTGAGAAGATGCTTCTTAAGCACGAGGTTACTGCTGCTGATGTTACACGCTTTAAAACTCAGAACCAGACTACTACGGTAGCTGGTAGTTCAACCGAGTGGACAGAAAGAGATAATTATATCCTAGTTCCTGAACACGTATATGGTATTAGTCGTATATTTGGTATCAAGTCTAGTGGTATAAGAGGAAACCTATTTGGTATTGAGTATCAGATCTTCCTTAATGACTTATATCATTTTGGTGCAGTTGATATTCTTAACTACTATATGACCAAGAGCTATCTTGAGACTCTTGATTTTGTATTGAATAATGGAACATTTATTCAGTTCAGATTCAACCAGAGACAAGACAGACTTTATCTCGACACTGCTGCTGAGGATATGAAAGAAGGCGAGTTCGTTATCATCGAATGTTATAGGGCATTAGATCCTACAACATATACTGATATGAACAATGATCCCTTTATGAAGAAGTATCTCACTGCTCTTATTAAGAAGCAATGGGGTATCAACTTAACTAAGTATCAGAACATTCAATTGCCTGGTGGAGTCACCCTCAACGGTGAGAAAATATATTCAGAGGCAGTTCTGGAACTAGAAAAGATTGAGAGTCAAATACTTTCAACCTATGCTATTCCACCCCTTGACCTTATTGGATAATGCCTACTAGCACCTACTTCCCTGCCTTACACGGTGGTACTACTGGTGAACAAGGTCTTATTCAAGACCTAGTTGACGAACAGATTAAACTATTTGGTAGTGATGTCAAGTACATCCCTCGTATAATGGTTCAAGATCAAGTGATGAATGATGTCACTTTATCAAAGTTTACAACTATATACACAGTGGAAATGCTTCTACAAAACGTAGAAGGATTCGGTGGTGTTGGTGCTGAACTTGCAACCAAGTTTGGTCTACGAGTCACTGATGAAGCAACATTTATTGTTTCAGTTAATCGGTGGGAAGAAGTAGACGCAGCAAATCCATCCCTCCCAGACAGACCTAATGAAGGAGATATCATACATTATCCCTTAACAGGTGATAACTATGAGATCAAGTTTGTAGAAAAAGAAATGCCTTTCTTCCAGCTAGGCAAAGTATATTTCTATACGATCACCACAGAGATTATGGAGCGTGGTAACACGATCTTTGATACTGGTGATGCAGCAGTCGATCAGTTAGAACGTGAAGCATATACCTTCCCAATTACCTTGACTAATGTCACAGGTACATTTGCAGAGGGTGAGGACTTTACTTCTAGTGGCGGTGGTGCAGGTACTGTAGTTTCCTTTGATGCTGCTACAGGTAAACTCGTTGTAGTTTATCCTACAGGTGGTTTCCAAGAAGGAGAAACAGTCACAGGTCCAAATGGAACTGGAGAGATCCAGTCATTCACTACGATCACGGTCGAGAGTGTTCAATACGATGATAACGCCGTAATAGAATTCAAAGCAGATGATGTCCTTGACTTCTCTGAAAGAAATCCATTTGGCGAAATTGGAAATAAGACAGGTAGCTTCTAATGTTGCAGTATTTTTATAACGGTACTATTCGTAGAACTGTCATAGCATTCGGTACTATTTTTAATAATATCGAACTACGTGACTTCGATGAGAATGGTGTTGAGCAAGTGCGTGAAAAGGTACCCTTAGCTTATGGTCCTAGAGATAAGTTTCTCGCAAGACTAGAAGATCTAAGTGATATCAATAAGCAAGTGCAGATCACTCTGCCAAGAATATACTTTGAGATGAATAGTTATAGCTATGATCCTCAAAGGAAGACTAGTCCTGTTTCTGTCTATAAGAAGACAGACGACGCTACTGGTGGCGTACGTTCACAGTATATGCCAGTACCTTACAATATAGGTTTTGAATTAGGTATACTAGCTAAGTCACAAGACGATGGTCTTGGTATCTTAGAACAGATCTTACCTTACTTCCAACCATCCTTTAACCTTCCCATCAAGATGATTCCTGATATGGATGAGATAAAGGATTGTCCAGTTGTTCTCAACAGTGTTGATTATACTGATACCTATGACGGTAGTTTTCTTAACCGTCGTTACTTAGAGTATCGTATGCAGTTTACTGTCAAGACATACCTCTATGGTCCTGTTACCAATATTGGTGTTATCAAGAAGTCTATTGCAGAAATTGGTACGTTGGGTGATACATCTAGACGTAAGGATACAAGACTCACTTATACTCCTAAGGCACTGGAGGATAAGAATGCTGATGGTAACATCGATGCATTAGATGATGCTCTTGTACAACCAGATGACAACTTCGGTTTCAACGAAGGATTTGAAATGTTATGAGCAAACTAGATGATAATATGCAAGACATCTTAAATCTCCCTGAGGAGACGGTAGACGTTATTGCAAAACCTCAACGTGAAGTGAAAGAAGATGTCACTCAAGACTACGAATACACACGTGGTCAGCTATATAATCTAATCGATAAAGGTCAAGAAGCACTTAACGGTATTCTTGATGTTGCAGCATCATCGGATCATCCGAGAGCATATGAAGTAGCAGCCTTGATGATTAAGAACGTAGCGGATACAACTGACAAGTTGATGAAGTTACAAAAAGAGACTAAAGAAGTCAAAGAAGAAGGGCCATCAAAAGGTCCGTCTACTGTCAACAACACTATGTTTGTTGGTAGCACTGCTGAACTAGCAAAAATGTTAAAAAAAGTAGAGGAAACTACCGATGGCTGATGATAAAAAAGTGGACACAAAAGGGCCACTTCAGAAACTAAAAGACAAGATACTACCAGATGAAGATGAACAGGCTGCCATAATCTCCACTTTCGTGAGATTGGGTGTACTAGTGTGGTCTGGGGGTATATTGACTTTAAATTACGTTGCAATTCCTGGAGTTCCGCAACAAAAAATTGACCCAACTTTCATAGCTTCAGTATTTACTGGGGTGCTAGCTAGCTTCGGAATTCAGACAGCTAGTAAGAAAGGTGATGGTACAATGAAAATGAATGGTAATGGCAATGGTAATGGAGTAGGAAAGAATGGCGGTCCTACACAAACTATTGTTATAGAACAAGCACCATTAAAAATTATTGCTGAGTCACCTAAAGACGCAGACAAAAAATATACGTTATAACACTTTGAGGTTATTATGGAAAAAATTAACTGGACAAAATGGTTTGCTTTGGGAGCTGGCGGTCTCCTAGGCATTAGTCATATAGGTATGATTGGAATGCTCTCTACTAAAAATAATAGTAAGTTACCTGATTTCAATTTACCTAGTGGACCTTATTCTTCTTACCACATAGAAGCAAACGAAGAAGGATATAAGGTAGCATATCGTGCTAACGATCCTAAGGTGATGTGGAGAGAGGAATTAATTAAAGAGAAAGGTGGGTTCCTTGGACTCGCTAATGAGAATAAGAAAGTAGTTTCACAGTACACAATGGACGGTGCGTTCCATCACGGTGGACCTGTATCCACACGGAGTGCTTGGATCGACCCTGCTGCATTAGCTGTTACAGGAGGTAAGTCAGATGCAGATGGAAATGTAACTGCTAAAACTGAAGCCTGTATAAAGGCAGTAGGTGGTGGAGAACAAACAGGAAGACTTGTAGGCACTAGCGTTGGAGCAGCTGCTGCACCTGCTGTATCAGGTATACCATTCGTAGGATGGTTGGCTGCTGGTTGGGTAGCAATGTTTGGTGGAAACCAAGGTGCTGAACTCGGTGGCAATATGGCTGCTGATTTTGCAGACGCTTGTGAAGAGTAGCTAAATAGATCAGAGTATTAAAATTTATTATGCAAAAAATTATTAATGTACTTGCTATTACGTCTTTCGTTGTATCTGGTGCCGTTGTTGGTGGTGGTTTTTATCTTTATTCTCAAAAGGATGCCATCATAGAAGACATTAAAGAGAAGGCACTTGGTTCAGTACTTGGTGGTGCAGGTGGTGGTGCACTAGGTGGTGCAGTACCAAAGATGCCAATGGATCCTGACTTCGGAAATCTAGGTGCTCCTGATCTCGCTCCTTCCCCCTCACCAGATCAAGCATTTGGTCCAAGGTAATGGACTTCCAAAAAGTAACTACAGGAGTAACAGCAGCAGCAGTTATAGGTACTGGTGCTACGGTCGGTGGGAATCATCTCATCGACCAACAAACTGGTGGTCCTCAGAAGAGAGAATCTGAAAAGATAGAAGCAATCAGACAGGTAGTTAGAGAAGAAGTATATCTACAATTAGTGAATGCTTGGCCATCAACCAGTGGTCCTGTGAAAGGAATAAAACCACCAACTCAAAATTACAAACAGGTGATACCTCAAAGTGGAAAATAATATTCCATTTATTCCTAATACAAGCAATTCCAGTATCCCTAACATTCAAGTTAACGGTACTGGAATTCGTTTTATTGGGACACTCAAAGCAGAAGAGACAGGAATTAATCGTATAGGTGTTAGAGGTATTGCTGATGCACGTGCGTGGATAATAGAACCACCACAAGCTATACCAGTAACAGTTCCTGTAACTGTCCTAGCTGGTACTCCTATAGTTAATATGCCTGGTTGTGTAAAGGTACACAAGGAGAATGTAAAGCAGAGATCAAGAAATAAGATGCTGGTCGATGACGACCCTAAAGGCAATACAGTATTGTGTGATGCAGGTGCTCCTTATTATGAACCACCTGACTATGATTATAGAGAACTAACTTGGCAAACTATTACGCAAGATGAACCAGATGCAGGTGGAGTAGATACAGGTGATCCACCACCAGCTCCTGATCTAGACACTCCAGAACCGCCTCCAACAGGAGGTGGAGAAGATGAGGTAGAATGCCCTCCTATTAATGCAAGACGCATTGGAGACCTGAATCAGGAGGGTACAGAGAAAGTTAAAGAATATAAACTGACACCTGATGGTAAGATATGTGAAACCATATGGGAACCTGTTCCAACAATAGAGCAATTTCTACCATCTATACCTACAGTAACAACTACTGCTTCGATTGCTGCGGTGGCAACAACGTCTGCCCTACTTGCAAAACCCATTGCGGATCTGTTATTGAAAGTTGTGAAGCCTGTGATAAAGAAGACGATTGCGAAGATTCAGAAACTTCTTGGGAAGACCCCGTACCATCCGACTCAATCTGAGATTCGGACAAATCAGTATCGAGAGAAGAAGAACTTGACTCCTCTGAAGTTTGGTCAGAAGAAGGTTGTGTCCAAGTAGGTTGTGGTATTTCGTGTTCGTGTGGAAGTACTCTATTGCCAGGAGATGATACCATAACGTCTGCACATACTGCGTGGTATGGAGACGCAGGGTGGAACATTATACCAGCTTTTTTGAGTTCACCACAATTCTTAAGTCTAGCTAATTCAAAGTCTAAACGCTTGTTAGCAGTCAACTGTTGAACAGATGCTATCTGTGCTGTTGCAGCTTCAGAACACTTACGTTGCATACCTCTGTTCAATGGTATAGAAAGCGTAGCAGAGATACCTACGTTGAAACTCTGATTCGCTCTCATATCTGTTCTAACTGGTTTAAACCAAGTAGGGGTCATTTCCCCACCATCAGCTACAATGTCAGGTACTCCATCACCAGCTGGTACATCTATTTCTATTTGTATATCATCTCCATCTTCAAACCATCTAGTACCATCTGTCTTAGTACGATTATCATACCAAGTTTCCCAAGGATAGTTCTTAACAGTAACGGTTTGTTTTACTGTTCTTCCATCTATATCTGTTAGGTTATATTGCGGTTCGTTATAAAAATCTTCCCAAGGATCTTTCCTTGAATCTGCAAACTGCACATAAGGTGTCATATTGAGAGTCGTACCTTGACAAGATACCCCTCCACCGTAGGTGTTAGTTACGTACGGACCTTGTAAAACCTGTATTGCCTGGTTGGTCACTGAGCCAGAAGAGTTGGCTATAGGATTAGCAGTAGCAGATACACCACCAACACCTTCTGCTAATGCGACGTTAGGAGATAAAAGACTACCTATAGTCGCTATTGCGTAAATGTACTTGTTGTGTCGGTGACTGACTTTACGGTGGTTAATCTTTGTATTATTGTCTGGTTGGTCATCCCTGGTCCTTGATATGTCTGGGTAAATTGAAACGCTCCCCCAGGCTCGTGGATTGTGAAGTTGTTTTGTGCTGAGAAGTCTATAGCATCGAACGAAGAAGTTACACTTCCCGTTATAGCTCCTTCTCCTGTTCCCACGGTTGGTGAGAGTGTCACTGTTGAGTTGTTCACTGGGGGGTTGAGGGCTTCGCCATTGTTGTCCACGCCTACCCCTGTCACTGAGTATTCCCATCCTGTACGATAATCAATTGAATTTATTGTCTCCGTGACTGTGCTTTCAGTCTCGGTATGACTCGTCATCGAGCCCTGTTGGAAGTTGGGGACCACTGGGACCGCCAGGACAGGTGCAGCAACGACACTTGCACTTACCACAGCAGTCACATATTGGGCAATCCTCTTCTTCATTTTGCCAAAACCTCCACTTCACTAGTCGATCTGGAGCTCTGTAACAAACTGTCCAGTAGCTGTAGTTCCAGCTCCACCAGCTGTTACCGTCAAGGCACCTTGCGAAGTTACAGTTCCTGCAAGGGATCCCGCACTTCCAGCAGCAGTAGATAATTGGTTCGAGTATGCCGAAACATCACCGACGTTAGGTCCACTTGTATCTATTGCATCACCTTGAATGAATGAAGTTGAGAAGCTAAACGCCTCACCTGGGTCATCCTGTACTACTGAAATAGTTCCAGGACCATAGACACCACTACTTATAGCACCCGCACTAATCGTGTTAGCCGTCGTACCATCAGTTGTGTCCACGTTATTACCAGAGATGCTATAAGAATTTCCAACTCTTTGCATCTGTGTTGCAGCTGCGTTGACTGTTAGCTGTACGCTAGAAGTCATACGTGAAGTAATATCTGCACGAGCAGCTTGTCCACCTAGTGCAAATATTCCTAATATGAGTAAAATCTTTTTCACAGTTTTTGTTCCATACCCTACATTTATTTATAGCATAAATAGATTAAGTGCGGATTATTTTCAGAAATGCGTCCCTTTAAAGCGATACTAAAGGATCTCGAAGAATCAGGTCGGATGACACCGATTGCGGAAAAGGTATCCAAAGATACAAAGAGATCTTACGGAGTTAAAGACGGAGCATTCTCCAAGAAAAAATGGTCGTCTAAATCTAAATAAACAAAAAGACTAGCTATGTCAAAAGTCGTTCTCAAAAATAACCAACGTCAAGCGGTCGTGAAGATTACGTCCGAAGATGCTACTACGATAGATCTTGCGGATTTATCATATGACGTAGTGGTCGAATCAGGTGTTCCTGAGTTTGGTTCTGCTGGTAGTAAGGGTAGAGCAACCCGTACACAGGTTCCAACTAAATTGGACATCGCAAAAATTATTTACTCAATGCCTCAAGATGGAGGTAAGCACGTTAAGGTAGGACGTGGTGGTACCACTGTAATCATCCTTGGTGGATGTGGAGAAATGAACCTTGCTGGTTCTGGTGTACTGGAAGATACAGCTGTTGGTCCTATAGAGATAACAACATCTAGCAATGGACACCCATATACTGCTATAATATTCATAGACAAAATTGGCCAAGGAACTTAGTATGATTTTTTTATCCTGTCCTCCTGTGTACCACTTACCTGGTACTTGGACTGAGTGTAAGACACCTTTAATCAACCATTTAAACCTGTCACCTGATCAAGGGTTTATTCTATTCATAGGATTATTCCTTCTAACTCTAGTAGGGGTGGGGTTATACAACACTTTCGGACCAGGCAAGAAAGACCTGAGAGATCAGATTGATGAACACGCAAAGATGCACGAGTTAGGAATTGCTCACGGTCACTCGCCAAGAGATAAGTAGTTGTTATAATTAGTAGTGACACCCGAAAAATCGTAATGTCACACTACACCATCGGTTATCACGATACCGATAAAAAGACTTTCGAGATCTGCGAATACGCAGAATCTGCATACGAGGCTATAGAGCACGCAAAAGAGGATGTTCCTTTTCTTAAGGAGCATCCTTCTTATTTGGATAGGTGCACAAATGAAACTGCACTGGATTATCTTTTTAATGCAATGTCCTCTGGAGTACCTATGGGAAGATGACTACTATCACAAAAAACAAGCACGAGATAATGTGGTGGATGAGCAGACTTACTTTTATGAGCTGCTCTCTATGCATAGCTATCAAGTTAGCTTCAACAGCATATATGACACCACCTATGGTGTTATAAATTAAATTAATTACACCGATTACTATATGTTATCAACACAGTATCGATTAAGGATGGCAGCAATATGCAAAGATATTGCTGCTGGAGTAGAAGTAAGTATGGGTGATATGATATGGGCTCAGAAACTTGCTAAATCGAATACTTCTGCTAGAGGTATGTTAAATACTGCACGAAAGATGGCACAGGATCCAACGGATTCTTTTCTGAATGAGTTGAATTTAGGAGACCCCGACTCAACTCAACACATAAGGGGTTTCGGATCACCAGAAGAGGTGGTGGATTGGTTCCATCAAGAACGTTCTGATGACTGGAGACAGAGAGACTAATGGTAGTCTGGTCAGTCATTATATTAGTAGCTATACTGCTCGTAATAGTATCTTGGTATATCTACTATATACTACGTATGTCTTATGCGGAGATGAATGATGGGAGCGATGATACCTCCAAGTCGAAAGAGTTGTTACAACTTTCGAGTGACAGAGATTAATAGAGTATTGGACGGAGATACAATAGATGTTACTATAGACCTAGGGTTTGACCTATATAAAAAAGAACGGGTTCGGGTAGCTGGCGTTGATACGCCTGAGAAAAGGACTCGTAATTTAGAGGAAAAAGCACTCGGTATCGATGCGACAAACTGGCTTAAAGAAAAACTTGAAAGCACTATTAACGGGGACGGCGAACTTAGTGTTCGTACTGAGCTTGTTGGTGGCGTTGGTAAGTACGGTCGTCTTCTTGGTTGGTTATATATTGATGACTCCGAAGTTTCTTTAAATGAACAGATGATTGACGAGGGTTACGCCCACGCTTATGATGGGGGTACAAAGGATATGAACCTCGAAGCACTACGTGAAATTCGTAGACAACACGGAACTCTGGAGGAGTAATGGAAATTCTAAGAAGTAATGAGCGTGTATCACAAGTACGTTGTGCAACTAACTCTTGGGGAATGATGGAAGAGATGTTAGAGGAAGAAGAGATGCGTGCTAAGGAACGTCTTCTCAAGAAAGAGCACGTAGAGGCACCTCAAGTATTGAGCGAATGATTCCTATTTTATTCTATGGATTTTCATTCTACTTATTGATACAAGCATTTCGATTAATGTCTGTTGGTTATAGAGCTATGGAACAAAATGAAAAAGATCTAAATCGTAAACCTCTTAGACACCCAGAGATGGCAGATGTCAAAGAGGGTGATGAGTTATTGGTTGTCAACTTCAAAGAAGTCAGAGATGATCATCATAGATTTAAACTTGACTCACCAGAACTTCATAACCTTGGAGATCCACTTAACAAATCACTTAAGGATAGGATCAAAGAGTTGAATGAGGAAGATGATGGTGATGGTGACATTGTGGTGAGGAGATAATGGGAGCAGCTACTGACATATATCTTGGTAACCCCAATTTAAAAAAAGCAAATACTCAGCAGAACTTTACTAAGAAGCAAATTGCCGAGTATATTAAGTGTAGGGACAATCCTGTCTACTTCACTGAAAGGTATTTGAAGATTGTTAATATAGACGAAGGTTTGATGGACTTTAAGATGTATGATTTCCAGAAGGAGATGATGCATAAGTTCCATACGAACAGATTTAATATAGCAAAATTGCCTCGTCAGTCTGGTAAGTCTACTATCGTTACGACCTACCTGTTGCATTACGCACTGTTTAATGCTAATGTAAACGTAGCAATTCTTGCAAACAAAGCTGCGACGGCTAGGGAAATGCTCAGTCGTCTCCAATTATCTTATGAGAATTTACCACGTTGGATGCAACAAGGTATCGTTGCTTGGAACAGAGGATCACTGGAGTTAGAAAATGGATCGAAACTTATTGCTGCTTCTACCAGTGCCAGTGCTGTCCGTGGTATGTCTTTCAATATTGTCTTCCTTGATGAGTTTGCATTTATCCCCAACCATATATGCGATCAGTTTTTTAGTTCCGTTTATCCGACGATTAGTTCAGGTAAGAAATCAAAAGTAATTATCATATCCACCCCTAACGGGATGAATATGTTCTACAAGATGTGGGAGGACTCCCTCAAAGGTAGAAACGAATATGTAAATCACGAAGTACATTGGTCTCAGGTTCCTGGTAGAGATGCTAAGTGGAAGGAACAGACTATACGTAATACTTCTCAAAGACAGTTCACTCAGGAGTTTGAGTGCGAATTCTTAGGATCACAGGATACTCTTATCAACCCTGCTAAGTTAAAAGCACTATCATTCGACACTCCTATAGTAAGGAATAAAGGATTAGATCTATATGAACAGAGAAAAGATAAACACGAGTATGTTATTACTGTTGACGTAGCTAGAGGAACCGCACAGGATTACTCTGCCTTCTGTATATTTGATATCACAGAGTTCCCGTATAGATTAGTAGGTAAGTATAGGAACAATGAAATCAAACCTATACTATTTCCTAATGTCATATATGACACTGCAAGGAATTATAATAATGCAAATATAATGATAGAGGTGAATGATATAGGAGATCAGGTTGCTTCTATTCTTCAGTTTGATCTGGAGTATCCTAATCTATTGATGTGTGCTATGCGTGGTAGAGCTGGTCAGGTTATGGGATCTGGTTTCTCTGGTGGTAAAGCACAGTTAGGTGTCAAGATGTCTAAGACGGTTAAGAAGCAAGGATGCTCTAACCTTAAGGCACTCATAGAAGAGGATAAGTTACTTATCAATGACTATGACACTATCGCAGAACTAACTACGTTTGTTCAGAAGAAAGATTCATTTGAAGCAGATGAAGGGTATCACGATGACCTAGTAATGTGTCACGTCATATTCTCTTGGATGGTACTTCAGGATTTCTTCAGGGAACTAACAGACCTTGACGTTCGTAAGAAGATCTATGATGAACGTAAGAATGAAATGGAACAAGATATGGCTCCGTTCGGATTCATAGAGACAGGATTAGATGAAGAGACTATAGTAGATGAGGATGGTAATGTATGGCAGCTAGATGAATATGGTACTAAACAGTACGAAGTAGATTATATGATGCCTTACATCTAATGACATTTGTTGTACCCGAATACACCTGTAAGCATCCTATATTTCCTCATCACAATACTGTTGATCTAATGTATGATGCTATAAACAATGGGTGTGAACGAAAGGACTGGTATGCTTACCTTGATTTTATAAGTGAGAATCAATATGACTTCCAATGATAAACACCCTAACGGGTACACCAAAGAAGATATTAAAAGACTCTTAGGAACTTCTTGGCCACAAATGCCTGAGGATCACGAGACTGGTAATCAGTTAAGAAGAAGAAAAGGTAATGAGATGAGAGCAGGGAAAATACCTTATCCCAAATACCCTGCAAAGAAGGTAGGTCCAAACTTTGATGAGAATGGAAAATATATCTACCCTGAAGGTAGTGGATTTAATTGGGTGGAGAAATGTGATCCTAATCACGATGGATATCTTCCAGGTGGTAAAGTATCATAATGGAATTTGATAAGGAGTTCTCGGTAGATCACCTAGTCTTTAAGACAAGGTGCTGTAGAGTATGTGGAGAAGAGAAAAGTTTGATAGAGGACTTCTACCTTACTAGAAAAGCTAGAGGTAAACTTGCTTCGTCTTACTCATATGAATGTAAGGTCTGTACTATTAAAAGAATACGAGAGAGAAGAAAGGATAAGTCGCCAAACGAATCATACCCTGACTGGTAGTTCACGCATCGTTTCCCCACTGAAACATCAGGTTTAGATAAATAAATTTAGACAAATCTGGATCTTCATTCGGAGAGGTAATTAAATGGCAGGGCAAGTATCACCTGGAGTCGTTATTAAGGAACGTGACCTTACTAACGCTCGTATAGACTCAACAATTGATAACGTTGGAGCATTAGTTGGACCGTTCGAGAGAGGTCCAGTGAATCAGATGGTGAATATCACCAATGAGAAATCGCTTCTAGAATATTTTGGTAAGCCAAACTCAGACAACGCAGAGTTTTGGTTCACCGCAACAAACTTCCTTTCATACGGTGGACAGCTACAGGTTGTACGTATTGGAGACAGCAATCTAAAGAACGCTGTTACTGATAGTGCTTCTGCTGTACTGATAGAAAGTGACACAGACTATGCTACCAATCATTTCGATGGTGCACAAAGTTTTCACTACGGTGCTAAGTATGCTGGTTCTTACGGAAACAACATCAGCGTTCACGTAGTAGACCACGGTTATGACTTCGATCTAACTGTAAGTGCAGCTACAACTGCTGCTGCTGGTACTACTGTATACCAAGACAACGGTGTTACTGGTAAATTATTCGTAGATCCTGCTGGTGGTACTGCTCTTAAAGTATTTGAAACTAACGGTAACCTCGTAGTAGGTACTGGTAACCTTCTTATCCAGAACACAGGTGCTACAAACACAACACTTGACGGTGCTGTAGCTGCAGCTGCTGCAACTATCACAGTTACATCTGCTACTGGTATTGCTACTGGTGAGTATCTACAACTTAGTGGTGGAGAAATTGTTAAGGTAACCGATACTGCTTCTGCTCCTCAACTCTCAGTTGATCGTGCACAGTTTGGTACCACAGCTGCTGATCATCTTGACAATGGTACTGTATACGAACTTGCTGCTGTAAACGTTACTGCTTCTTCTAAGTGGTGGGATGCAGTTAAAGTTTCTGGTACAGACATCAACTGGAACACTCTTGTTTCAAGACCTGGTACATCTACATACGCTTCTAACTTCGGTTCTAAGTATGACGAACTAAGTATTGTTGTTCTAGATGCTACTGGTGCAATCTCTGGTACTAAGAATACAGTTCTTGAGAAGTTCCAAAACGTATCTAAGTCTGCTGATTCACAGACTACAGAAGGTGCAGACAACTACTACGCTAATATCATTCGCTTCGCTTCTACTTACCTATGGTGGGGTAAGCACGACGTAACTAACACAACTGCTTCATACGGTGGATATACCACTGCTGCGTGGGGAAGTGGAATTCAAAGTGGAACCAACTACACAATCCTAGGATACCAAGCATATACATTTGCTGGTGGTGTTGATGGTTACTCTGTTACTGCTGGTGATCTTAACGGTGGTTATGATCTATTTGCAGACACTGAATCAATCAACCTAGACTTTATCATTGCTGGTCCTCTTCTATCTACCAGAGTAGATTCAATCTCTGTAGCACAGAAGGTTGTTAACATTGCTTCTGCACGTAAGGATTGTATGGCGTTTGTCTCACCTTATAAGGGTGCAGTCATCGGTACACTTGCTACTAGCACAGATGCACAGAGAGACAATGTAATTGACTTCTTTGATGGAGTTGGTTCTTCTACATCTTATGCAGTATTTGATTCTGGTTGGAAGTACATCTACGACAGATTCAATGATACCTATCGCTACGTACCTTGCAATGGTGATGTTGCTGGCTTGGCTGTTCAAACCGCTAATGACCTAGATCCTTGGTTCTCACCAGCTGGATTTAACAGAGGTAACATCCGTAACGTAATCAAACTAGCATACACACCTGCTAAGTCTGATAGAGACAAGTTATATCAAGCACGTGTAAACCCAATTTCTAGCTTCGAGGGTCGTGGTACTGTTCTCTTTGGAGACAAGACTGCACTCAGCACACCTAGTGCATTCGATAGAATTAACGTTCGTCGTCTGTTCTTGGTTGTCGAGAAGCAAGTTGAGAACCTCGCTAAGAATGTTCTCTTTGATCTAAACGATGACGTTACACGTTCATCCTTCGCTAACGCTGTTGGTGGTTATCTCCGTGAGATTCAAGCACGTCGTGGTCTAACTGACTACCTCGTAATCTGCGACGAGACAAACAACACAGGCGATGTCATAGATCGCAACGAGTTTGTTGCTGAGATATACCTCAAGCCTTCTCGTTCTATCAACTTTATTACAATTACATTCGTTGCTACCCGTACTGGCGTAAGTTTCGATGAGATTGTAGGTAGATAGAGATTCACTCCCGCTAAATAAATTTACAGAGGTCAATAGCAAATGGCAGTCACAAGTAATGTAAAGGACTTCCTCTCAAAAGTAAGGAGTGGAGTTAAACCTAATCTGTTTAGGGTCAAATTAGATTGGCCTGCTGGATTAGGTGTATCACAGTCAGACAGAGAACTTGGATCATTCCTATGTAAGAGTGCAGCACTTCCTGCCTCTAACCTAGGAGTTATCGATGTTCCTTTCCGTGGAAGAGTAGTTAAGGTTGCTGGAGACAGAACCTTTGACACTTGGTCAGTTACTATCATCAACGATACTAACTTCAGACTACGTAATCTCTTTGAAGGATGGCTACAGGCAATCAACGCACACGAAGATAACGTTGCTGCATTGGTTAATCCTGATGGTGGTGGAACTGGATACACAAAGGATCTTGTAGTACATCAACTAGGACGTAATGGCGAAGATCGTCAGGACAACTACGTTAAGTCTTATAAGCTCTGGGGATGTTTCCCAACACAGATTTCACAGATTGATCTTGCATATGATAGCAATGATCAGATCGAAGAATTCACTGTTGAGTTCCAAGTTCAGTACTGGACAGCAGGTGACAACCCTGAAGAGTACGATAACGGCATAAATTAGATTGACTAAATACCTTTATAGGAAAAGGTATTACACCTTATTATGGCACAATTATTTGGATTCTCTATTAAGAGAAAGGAGGGACCTAAGGGTCAATCCCCAATCCCTCCAAGTCAAGATGATTCAATCACCACAATTGCTGGTGGTTACTTTGGACAATATGTAGACCTAGATGGCGGTGCATCATCTCGTAACGAGTACCAGTTGATACGCCGCTATCGTGATATGGCTTTGCATCCAGAAGTGGATACAGCTATTGATGAAGTAGTTAACGAAGCTATTATATCTGATCTTGATGATACACCCGTACAGATAGAACTATCTAATCTGAATGTAGGTGAGGGTATTAAGACTAAGATACGAGAAGAGTTTGAAAATTGCAAGCGTCTATTAGGTTTTGAGCAAAGAGCTCACGAAATATTTCGTCGTTGGTATATTGATGGTAGACTTCACTACCATAAGGTGATCGATCTTGCTAACCCCAAGTTGGGTATAACGGAACTTAGGTATATCGATCCGCTTAAAATAAAGAAGGTAAGAGAACTAAGGGATAAGAAAGATCCTAATGAAGCAAAGAGGTCAGGTAAAGAACCTACCGTATTGGATTTAGATTTCGGTAAGCACGAAGAATACTACATCTACAATCCAAAAGGATTCCTCAATATGAATGGTCCTGAGCAAAAGGGCATTCGTATGGCAGAGGATTCTATTGCTCACGTAGATTCTGGTCTACAGGATCTAAACCAAAAGATTACACTATCGTTTTTACATAAGGCTATCAAGTCACTCAATCAACTTAGGATGATTGAGGATGCACTTGTCATTTATAGACTGTCCCGTGCTCCAGAGCGTAGGATATTCTACATTGACGTAGGTAACCTGCCAAAACAAAAAGCGGAACAATACCTCCGTGATGTAATGAATAGGTATCGTAACAAACTTGTATACGATGCTAACACTGGTGAAATCAGAGATGACAAAAAGCATATGTCGATGCTTGAGGATTTCTGGTTACCACGCAGAGAGGGTGGTAGAGGCACAGAGATCTCTACTCTTCCTGGTGGGCAAAACCTTGGTGAGTTAAAGGATGTGGAGTACTTCCGTACCAAACTTTTCAAGTCGCTCAACTTACCCCCCAGTAGACTCGATGGAGAAAAAGGATTTAGTCTCGGAAGAAGTAATGAAATTCTTCGTGACGAACTTAAATTTTCCAAGTTCGTCGGTCGCTTGCGTAAAAAGTTTTCTGTTCTGTTTGATGATCTTTTAAAGACTCAACTCGTTCTTAAGAGAGTTATCTCTCTCGAAGAGTGGGAAGAGATGAGAGAGCATATTCAGTATGACTATCTCTTCGACAATCATTTCAATGAACTGAAAGATGCGGAGCTAATGAACAACCGCCTTGACTTAGTTGTCAAGATGGAACCTTACATTGGACGCTACTTCAGTGCTGAGAATATTAAGAAGAAGATTCTACAGCAAACTGATACGGAAAGGTTAGAGATAGAAGCAGAAATTAAGAAAGAACGTGCTTCTGGATTGATACCAAGCATCGTTCCAATTGATGCAATACTCCCAGAAAACCAGCCAACTGAGGACACAAGTTCCTTAGAACGCTAAATAAAAATATATTCTGATTATTATGGACAAAGTTACACCAGAAACTTCCGCACGTGCGGCTGTAGATGCTATCGCTGATGGCAACCGTGCAGCTGCTGTTGATGCTATCAACAACTTAATGTATGGGAAGTCGGCTGAGACATTAGATCAATACTCTGATGTACTAGCTAAGTCATATTTTGGAGATATGGAACTTCCAGATGCTCCTAATGAAACACCAGTAGATGATGAAGCTCCTGGCACACCATCTTCTGTAGAACCAGAAAACAACTCAGAACCAAAAACTGATGAAACTGATATCGGAAACACTAACTGAAGGTCTTAACTACCTGACTGAAACCAAGAACGGTAAGAAGTCCCAGTATATTGAAGGTGTCTTTTTACAAGGCGAACTTAAGAATCGTAATAACAGGGTATACCCTATTAACATTCTTGAGCGTGAAGTAAATAAGTACATCGAAGAGCACGTCAATAGAGATCGTGCTGTCGGTGAGCTTGGTCACCCCGATGGTCCTACTATTAACTTAGATAGGGTATCTCACAGAATCGTTTCCCTCCGCAAAGAAGGTAATAACTTCGTAGGTAAGGCAAGAATCCTTGGCACACCTATGGGTAAGATTGCACAGAATCTATTAGATGAAGGTGTACGTCTTGGAGTTTCTTCTAGAGGTTTAGGTACTGTAGATAAAAGAGAAGGTACTTCCTTCGTAAGAGACGACTTTATGCTAGCTACTGCTGCTGACATCGTTGCCGACCCCTCCGCACCTGATGCTTTCGTTGATGGCATTATGGAAGGTAAAGAGTGGGCCTGGGTTAACGGCGTTGTTAAGGAGGAGAAAGTTGCTAAATATCATAAGTTCATCTCCGAAAGTGAGCTCCGTGATCTAGAGGCACGGAAACTCAAGGTGTTCCAGAACTTCCTTGGAACTCTCTGATTTATAAATAACTCTTAGACATAAACAGTATAAAAGCTTAACAGAGGTCAACCCCGATGTCCGAAATTTTGAACGAAAAGTTTGAGGAACTTATTAGTGAAGCTGGACTTCCTAGTGCAACAGTTCCTGGGAGCGAACCAGTAGCCCCATCCACCCAAAGCAAGACTGCGGTTAACGCCAAGGCAGCAGCAGGTGATCAGGCTTCAGGTAAAGTAGATCCTTCATTGGTGCCTGGTCAGGCAATCCAAGATTTAGGTGGACCTACTCCCACACATAATCATCCGCAAGATGACTCCAACAAGTTGGATAAGAATGCTACCAAGGACGGTGTGAGCGATGCTCAAACTGGTGGTGGTAAAGACGAGCCATCTGGATCAGATCCTAAGCTTGCTGACAAGATCACATACGGTACTAAGAAAGAAGATATCGATGTAGATCTAAGTGCTGACGTTAAGGCACTCTCCGAAGGAGAAGAACTGACAGAAGAGTTCTTGAAGAAAGCATCAACAATTTTTGAAGCAGCAGTAAAGAGTAAAGTTGTTTCTATTGTTGAAGAACTCGAAGTGCAGTATAGCGAAAAGCTTGCCGAGAATACCGAGAAAGTTCGGGCATCCTTGGCCGAAGAAGTTGATGGTATCTTGAAGTATACTTCTCAGCGTTGGCTAGAAGAGAATCAAGTTGCTATTGACACTGGTCTCAAAGTTGAGATCACTGAGTCGTTCATCAAAGGTCTGAAGGGACTCTTTGAAGAGCACTATATTGACGTGCCTGAGGGCAAAGAAGATGTTCTAGAATCTATGAACACTTCGCTTCGTGAAATGGAAGACCGCCTCAATGAACAGATTGATGCGAACGTGAAATTGTCAAAACAAATCTCTACTCAAGTTAGAGGAGGCATTGTCTCCGAAATGAGTGAAGGACTTACAGATACACAGAAAGAGAAGTTCGCTGATCTTGCTGAAGCTGTAACCTTTAAGGATGAGTCATCCTACAGAGAAAAACTAACCACAATCAAGGGATCATACTTTACTGAGAAAGCACAAGTTGCTGAAGAAGTAAAAGAAGAGCCACTTGAAGGTGTCAGCACCGAGTACGCACCAGTTATGCAAGCATATCTGAATGCAATCGGAAACGCTGTTAAGTGATTTTTAAATTATAACCCATTAATCTATTCTAGTAATTAAAGATGGACACCCGTCAATTACAGGAGAAGTGGTCACCTGTCCTAGGACATAAGGATCTTCCAGAAATTAAAGATTCTCATCGTAAACAGGTTACTGCAACTATCCTAGAAAATCAAGAGAAAGCTCTTAAAGAAGAGCACAATATGCTTAACGAAGCAGCACCTATCAACTCTGTTGGTGCTGATGGTCTTAAGTCCTCTCACGGTTCTTCAGGTCTAGCTGGATTCGATCCAATCCTAATCAGCTTGATCCGTCGTGCGATGCCAAACCTCGTTGCTTACGATGTTTGTGGCGTTCAGCCAATGAGTGGTCCTACTGGACTTATCTTCGCAATGCGTTCACACTACAACGACAGAAGTGGTGCTGAGGCATTATTCAATGAGCCTAACCCAGGTTTCTCCGCAGTTGGAGACGCTTCTGGTGCAGCGGCTTATGATCCTACAGCTGGTAACGTTGACCCAGGTGGTGGTGGAACAGGTGCTGGTGCAGCTGCTTCTGCTGTTAACACTGCTGAAGGTAACAACCCTGCAATTCTTAACGACTCTACAACCTATCCTGGATCTGGTTCTGGTTTCCGTTATGAGAACACAGGTGGTTCAGCAAGGGATTATCTAGAAGCTTTGGGAACCTCAGGTTCACCAGACTTCCGTGAAATGGCTTTCACAATCGATAAGGTATCGGTTACTGCCAAATCACGTGCTTTGAAAGCAGAGTACACCTTAGAACTTGCTCAAGACTTGAAGGCGATTCACGGTCTAGATGCTGAAACTGAATTAGCAAACATTCTCTCTTCTGAGATCCTTGCTGAAATTAACAGAGAAGTCATCAGAACTGTTTATCTCCAAGCAAAAGTTGGAGCACAAAACAACGTAGCGAATGCTGGAATCTTCAACCTAGACACCGACAGTAATGGTCGTTGGTCTGTTGAGAAATTCAAAGGTTTGATTTATCAGATCGAAAGAGACGCAAACGCTATTGCACAGCAAACTCGTAGAGGAAAGGGCAACTTCATCCTTTGTTCTGCTGACGTTGCTTCTGCACTCAATATGGCTGGAGTCCTAGATTATACTCCTGCACTATCAACAAATGGTCTACCTGATGATACAGGTAATACATTCGTTGGAACACTTAACGGTGGTGTTAAAGTTTACGTTGATCCATATTCAGCGAACTTGGCTAACGACCACTTCTATGTTGCTGGCTATAAGGGTTCATCTCCTTATGATGCTGGAATGTTCTACTGCCCATATGTACCCCTACAGATGGTAAGAGCAGTGGATCAAGGATCCTTCCAACCAAAAATTGGATTCAAGACTCGTTACGGAATCGTAGCAAACCCATTCGTATTCAAGGCAGACGGATCTGCTGTTGGAGAGGATGTTCTTGGAACCAACGGTGTTGGCAGAAACCAGTACTACAGACGTGTTCTTGTTCGCAACCTTATGTGATCTATTATCACAATATATCAAAAGAGACTCCTTGTGGGTCTCTTTTTTTATGCTATAATTATAACTATGATTAGACACTCCACTTACTATTCCGACAATGATCGAAGATCAGCACTCGTTGTCGAAGAAGATGACGGAAGATTCTGTGCTATATGCGTTGAGTACGATCGACGTTGTATACGTGCGACCGATTTTATTAAGGGGGCTACTTCTTCTTATCATCGCTACTACGACAATTTAATATACTGCGAAGACTTTGCTGAAAACTGGGTTCAATATAAGGACTAAATAGTGGTGTAAAGAACTGATTATGTTATGCCAGCTAACTGGGTTAGTCAGCAACCATCTAACAGGAACTTCCTTTCACCAACTGGTTTCCAATTGGATCTGGATATATTTCCTAGCGTAGATTTTTTCTGTCAACAAGCCTCTATCCCTGATATCTCTGCCGTAGTGAATGAGGTATCTACACCTAGGCGACGTTTGCCTATACCCGCTTCTGGTGGTACATCCTTTGGCGACTTCCAAGTACAATTTCTAGTAGACGAAGATCTAAAAAATTACTTGTCTATCTGGAATTGGATCAACGATACTACTTTAGCGTATGAACCAGATACGGAAAAGGAAGTACAATTCGCTACAGGAAATCTATTCATATTAACCAATCAGTTAAATCCTAACTTCTATATCAATTTTAGTGACCTCTTTCCTGTGTCATTAACTACGCTACCACTTAATGTGCAAGCTACTGATATTGAATTTTTACAAGCAACGGTTACTTTTAAGTATTCGTTCTATGAGTTCTTGAATATGGAATCCCGTAAGTATGTCCCTTCTTGATGAATTGAAAGACCAGTGGAGAAAAGACTCCACTATTCTTGATGGTAATGATGGCTACCCAGACTTTCTAAAAGCCTGTAATGAAACTCCCTATCTACATTCCAAGTACTTAGATCAGTACGTAGACTGGAAGCACAAACTACTTGACAAAGAGTTTGAACTAAAGTTCAAGCTAAAAGAAAAGTGGATGTATTACAAAAAGAAAGCACCAGCTTCAGCATATAAAGATATTCCCTTTGATTTAAAACTAACCACCAGAGATGAGGTGGAGATGTTTCTTGATGCAGATGAAGATCTAGCTAAGATTAAAGCAAGGATCGAGTTCTTCAAGATTATACTATACTTCCTTGAGTCTGTACTCAAGCAAATCTCCGCACGTCAATACCAAATTAAAAACGCTATTGAGTGGGAGAAGTTCAGAAGTGGCTAACATTATTCTACAAAAAAAGAACGAAGTCTATAACGTAGTTAAGGCAGAGGAACACGTTCATAGAGAACTCTCTGAGTACTTTACCTTTGATGTTCCTGAGGCAAAGTTTATGCCATTGTATAGGAACAAAGTATGGGACGGTAAGATACGTCTATACTCACCTGGCAATGGTGAGATATATGGTGGACTAACAGAGCATATCCATCAGTGGTGTGCAGCAATGAAGTACACACTAGAGTTTGAAGACAATGATCATTTTGGTCCTCCGTATGAAGTAAACGATATATCACAGATGGCAGTACGTATGTTTATGAAGAACATACTCAAGAATAGTAAGTTTGAAAAGATAGAACCACGACCATATCAGATAGAAGGTGTCACTCTGGCACTAAAGTACAATCGTAAACTATTACTCTCTCCTACTGGTTCGGGAAAATCCTTGATGGTGTATGCTATCACTAGATTTCACGTAGCCCAAAGAAGGAAGGTTTTACTAGTTGTTCCTACTACCTCTCTTGTAGAACAGATGTATCAGGATTTTATAGAGTATGGATGGAATGTCGAGAAACATTGTCACAAGATTTATGCGGGTGCGGATAAGTATAAGAAGTCTAACGTAACTATAACTACTTGGCAATCCATATACAAGGAACCAAGAAAGTTCTTTGAGAAGTATGATGTGGTATTAGGTGATGAAGCTCACCTATTCAAATCCAAGTCACTGACTAAGATTATGACCAAACTTCATTCCTGTAAGTATAGGATTGGATTTACTGGTACACTGGACGGTACGCTTACGCACAAGTGGATACTTGAAGGGTTGTTTGGTCCGTGTGAACAGCTCATCAAAACAAAACAATTAATGGACAAGGGTCATCTTACACCATTGAAAGTAAAGTGTCTAGTGTTAAAGCACGAGTGGGGTACGTTCGATAGTTACCAAGATGAAATAGATTACCTTATTTCACACGAGAAAAGGAACAACCTTATAAAGAATCTATGTATAGATCTCCGTGGAAACACTCTAGTCCTCTTCAATTACGTGGAGAGACACGGAGAACCGCTTTACAATTTGATAAATAATAGTACTGAATCTCGTAAAGTCTTCTTCGTACACGGAGGAGTTGATGTAGAAGATAGAGAAGAAGTAAGAAGAATCACTGAACTAGAGGAAAATGCTATCATCGTTGCGTCCTATGGGACTTTTAGTACTGGTATCAACATTAAGCGTTTGCACAATATCGTGTTCGCAAGCCCCAGTAAATCCCGTATTAGAAACCTCCAATCAATTGGTAGAGTCCTTCGCAGGGGAAAAGGTAAAACCGTAGCCACACTCTATGATATTAGCGATAATATCTCACGTGGAGAATGGAAGAATTTTACTTTTAAACACTTTGAAGAACGACTTAAAATTTATGCTGATGAAAATTTTGATTATGAAATCATAAAAGTTCAAAGCAAATTCTAGCCTATGGAAAAAGAAATCAAATTCACACCTGACAAACCAGACTACGATTTTATTGGCTCACTTAAATTGTTGACTGGTGAAGAGCTCATTTCTGGAGTGACGTTTCCTCCTGAGGATGACTCAGTTATATATCTTCATAATCCTATGCAAGTGTTAGAAGCAAATGCGTCGGATCGTTCCACAGTGATTAAAGGATTCAAGTTGGATCTATGGATGAAGTCTTGTATGTCACAAGACGAGACATTTGTTGTAGAACGTGCTAAGATAGTAGCAATGACGACGGCGGTTAAACCGATCGCTGACTTCTATCAGGAGAATATTGATATGGTCTTCCGAAATTCTATTCCTAATAGGATAAGACCCACACTCGAAATGGGTAACCTAGGTTCTATCAACAAAGCTAGAACCATATTTGAAAAAATGTATAGGGCCTAATGTCCCCTGAACAGCGACACTGTTATTCTATAGAGATTAAGAGTACTTGTCAAGCCCTTAGGCAGTGTGCTATAATAACGATACAAAAGGAAACAAAAAATGGCAATGCGATCTAAAGTCAAGACGGAGTATTACGTCAATAATAAAGACTTCTTGGCTGCTATCGTAGCGTACAGAGAGAAGGTTCATTTTGCTAAACAGAACGATCTCCCTCGTCCTCGCCTCACCCCCTACATTGCAGAGTGCTTCTTAAAGATCGCTACGCACCTATCATACAAACCAAACTTCGTGAACTATATGTTCAGAGAGGATATGGTATGTGATGGTATAGAGAACTGCTTACAGTATGTGGACAACTTCGATCCAGAGAAATCCAAGAACCCTTTTGCATATTTCACACAAATAATTTACTACGCATTTCTACGTAAGATCCAGAAGGAGAAGAAGCAACTAGAGATCCGTACCAAACTAATCGAGAGATCAGGATATAGCGAAGTGTTGCACTCTGACAAATATGATGGTACAATGACAGGGATGGGTAGCTCCGATTCGGATATGAACTCCATCAAGGAAAACATTGAAATCAGAATGTCTAGATGAGACTGACACAAGATGTGATCGACAAGATTGCTGTTCTAATGCAACACACCAAAATGAATGGTGATGTGAATTGGAAAGATGGTGATGAGATAGATGTCTGCCTTGGTGGGCATTTTGCTGGTGACAAGTTCATCTCTATCATAAACAGGACACGTAGTAATACTACCAAGAAATGAAAGTAGGGATCATAACCGACCAACACTTTGGTTCTCATAAGGGTAGTCAGGTATACTTAGATTACTACTCAGAGTTCTATGAGAATATATTCTTTCCTTGGTTGAAGGAGAATAAGATAACCACGCTCTTAGATCTAGGAGATACATTTGACAATCGAAAGAGCATAGACTTTGTTACCTTACAATGGGCTAGGAGATACTATGATACTCTTAGGGCTATGGACATTACTGTTCATACTATCGTAGGTAACCATACAGCATACTATAAAAATACAAACGATCTCAATACATTGTATATGCTATTGTCGGAATATGACAATGTGTATTGTTATCAGGATGCTCTTGATCTAGATATAGGAGGTACCTCTATACTATTTGTACCGTGGATATGTGCGGATAACTATGAAAAATCTCTCAAGACAATTAAGCAAAGTACTTCCAAAGTCGCAATGGGTCATCTCGAGCTCAGCGGCTATCTTGCTCGCCCTGGCTTCGTATACGAACACGGTATGGACGCTAGTGTTTTTTCAGACTTTGATCTCGTATTATCTGGCCACTTCCATCACAAATCCACGAAAGGCAACGTAACTTACTTAGGTAATCCTTATCAGTTATATTGGAATGACTATGGAGACCCTAGAGGATTCCATAGCTTTGAAACAGATACCTTTGAAATGGAGTTCATCAAGAATCCATATGAGATCTTCTCTAAGATATACTGGAATGATGATACAGAGATAGAACCAAAGAATTATAGAGGACAATACGTTAAGGTTATAGTAGAACAGAAAACTAACTACGTTCGATTTGAACATATGCTAAACTCATTATATGATGAGGGTGCATTAGACGTTAGTGTTATAGAGAAGGTTGGAGTCTTTGAGGATCCACAGGCAAATGATATCGACGTTAAAGATACCTTGTCATTACTAGATGAATACCTAGATGACGTGGACGTTAATGTAGATAAAACCGACCTTAAGAAATTAATGAAATCACTATATATTGAAAGTTGTGAAGCTGTATAATGTTCATCATCACACTACAAGGAATGGGCAAGGAGGGGGCTTATGCTGTCCGTGACGAAGTGGATGAAAACGTTTTGTATCTCTTTGTTGACAAAGACGACGCAATGCGGTATGCTACACTTCTAGAGGCAGAAGAGGATTTTCCTCCTATGGCTATCACTGAAGTTGAAGACCGTCAGGTCATTGCCACGTGTGAGCAAACTAATTCCAAGTATAGTATCATCACACCTGATGAACTTGTTATTCCCCCTGTGATACCTGATGATCCAATTCCAGAAAATACGATGGAAAAACCTTCTTAGTACAGGTGACACCTTTACTGAGATTGATATCACAACACACAAAACTAATTTAATTATAGGTAGCAATGGAGCAGGTAAGAGTACTGTCCTTGATGCCTTTACTTTTGGCTTGTTCGGAAAACCATTTAGGAAGATCAGCAAATCACAACTTGTCAATAGTGTAAACGATAAAGGTACTGTAGTAGAAGTAGAATTTCAGATAGGTCAGAGACGCTATCATATTAAACGTGGTATCAAACCAAACTTCTTTGAGATTTGGGAGAATGGTAAGATGCTTGATCAGGACTCGAAGGTAGTAGATCAACAGAAGACACTTGAGAAACAAATATTAAAACTTAATTACAAATCATTTACTCAGATCGTTGTACTTGGATCATCAACATTTGTTCCATTTATGAGATTACCTGGTGCTCAACGTAGAGAAATCATAGAAGATCTCCTAGATATAAATGTCTTCTCTTCTATGAATGAGATCCTGAAAGTCAGGTTGAAAGAGATAAGGGATGCTGTGCAGGTGCACGAACTAAACGCTCAAAGCGTTAAGGAGAAGATCACTCTACAAGAAGGGTTCATTACACAACTAGAATCAAAACAAAAATCTCAGTTAAAGAATATCTTAGATGAACAGAATAAATGCGTAGCTAAGATAGCAGAAGCGAATGCTATGATAGCAGATCTCAATGATGAGATCGCAGAACTGAATGACCCAGAGAAAGTTAAGAATCAATTATGTACTGTATCACAGAAACTAACTAGTAAAAAGAATAAACTAAACAAGGACAAGGGATTCTATATCAGAAATGATTCCTGTCCTACCTGTAAGCAATCTATAACAGAGGAGTTGAAACGTGACAGAATCAAGGAACTCGATGAAAAGATCGGAGAGATCGAAACGGCTTTTCAAGATATCGATAAGCGTCTTACTGAAGTTGTTTCACCGTTAGAAAAATTACGTGAACTGAGTGGTGAGATATCTAAGCAGATACAAATCACACATACACAGAACGGTACCATAAAGGCATTAACTACACAACAGAAAGATCTGGAAGCTAGTGGCTCTTCTATAGACGTAGAAGCTACCAAACTGCTTGAAATGCAAGAGGATTTAAGGTCTGTCACCTTGTCACTTGTAGAATCCAAAAAGAGTTTGGATGTACATATGACAGCTAGTCTGCTGTTGAGAGACTCAGGTATTAAAACAAGAATCATTAAGAAGTACTTACCTGTGATGAATAAACTCATCAACCAGTACTTAAATAAGTTACAATTCTACTGTAACTTCACATTAGATGAAGAGTTTAAGGAAGTATTGAAGTCTAGATACATTGATGAGTTCTCATATGAAAATTTTTCAGAGGGTGAGAAAGCACGTATTGATATCAGTTTGTTGCTAACTTGGCGATCCATTGCTAAACTAAAGAACAGCGTTGACACCAATCTCCTTATCCTTGACGAGATCTTTGATGGATCACTTGACACAGTAGGGTCAGATGAGTTATCATTCATCCTTAGAACGTTTAACGATAAGTCAAACGTGTTTGTTATCTCGCACCGTGATAACTTGACAGACAAATTTATGCGGGTACTACAGTTCTCCAAACCACAAAACTTCTCACATCTTGAGATCAAGGAATCTGGTGGTCCCGACTCACTTATAACAGAGTCCTAATGCAGAAACAAATTTCAGAACAGGTTAAATCAGAACTAGCAGAAGCACAGAAGCATTTGCGAGAAGCACTTGCCTTTGCTGCTAGAACCGAAAGTCCATTCCTCATCAAGCACGTTAGCGAGATGGTGTTCAACATTGAGCATATACAGGAACTGGATGACATTCTATTTTCAATTAAGTCGGAGGATCTAATTAATGACCGTTAAATCATTCACTAAGATAGATAAGAAAGGTCGAGAAGAAACGTGGAGTTGGGAAGAGACTCCCGAAGTACTAGCCGCACTGGAGGCACTCAATGAAAGTTCCAAACTGGCAGCATCATTCAAAGAAAGAAAAGAAACGCCACCTTAAACCACAGGCACTGCGTCAAGCGAGAGCAAGACGTAGACAGTTGATAAAGTGTCTACTTAACCCTCCCAAGCGGAGGGTTTCTTCGTATAATAAGGACATAAGAAACAAACACCCAATGCCAGATTCATCACATTACGAAGTTAAAGGTAACCTTGCTAGACTACTAGCTACTGAAAACCTTATTGTCCAACACAAGACTGTGGACACAGCATCGTTCGATGTGCATAAAAGGATCTTGACACTTCCTATCTGGAAAGGACTAACAAATACAATCTATGATCTTCTTGTAGGACACGAAGTAGGACACGCATTATACACACCTGATGTAGACCTTAGTTCAACTGGTGTACCACAAGGATACTTAAACATCACAGAGGACGTACGTATTGAGAAGTTAATGAAGCGTAAGTTTCCTGGTTTACGTAAGTCTTTCTTTGAAGGTTATAAGCAATTAAATGATCAAGACTTCTTTAGTGTTTGGGAGAAAGATCTTGAAGAGTTTACTATGGCAGATAGAGTAAATCTACATTTCAAGATTGGAAACTATGTTGACATTCCTTTCAATGAAGTTGAGCAAGCAATCGTAGATCAGATAGCACAAGTAGAAACTTTTGAGGATGCTATAGAGGCAGCAAGAGTGCTCTGGAACTACAGAAAGGATGTAGAGCAACAAGCAGAGAAGCAACAGATGCCACAAGCGAACACAGACGGTGTTAGTGATGGTTCTCAACCTGGTAGTGACTGGGGTGAAGGAGATGATGGTGAAGAGAGTGATGAAGAAGGAGATGATGGTTTTAAAACTAAGTCTGAGGATGGTGAAGGTAGTGGTGATGATACTGATGGTGGTACAGGATTTGATGAGGGTGATGGAGACGCACCTAAGGATCTCAGCACTGTTGAATCACTAGAGTCTAAGTTGAGAGATCTAACTTCAACTAACACTTATGAGGAACTTGATGTTATTGAAATCAAACCAAGTAAGTATGAGAAGATTGTTGTTTCTAACAAAGTCTTTATGGACAGATGTGCAGAGCATTATGCTTCTCTGACTGAGAAAAACGAGGAGTATGGATTTGATCCTGTAGGGGTTGCCGACCAAGAGTTCGACAAGTATCGTAAGGAAGCAGCAAGAGAAGTTAGCTACCTTGTTAAAGAGTTTGAGTGTAAGAAATCTGCTGCTGCTTATGCACGTGCATCTACTGCAAAGACTGGTGTTTTGAACACTTCTATGCTACATACTTACAAGTACAATGAAGATCTATTCAAGAGAGTAACAATTATACCTGATGGTAAGAACCACGGTCTAATTGCACTTGTTGACTGGTCAGGATCTATTGGTGAAGTATGCTTTAATATGGTAAAGCAACTTCTAAATATTGCGTGGTTCTGTAAGAAAGCACAGATTCCATTCAATGCATATCTATTCACT